TGGCGGTCCCTGTGGTCCCAAACTTCACCCAAGGCTCAATGACAAGCCGAACAGAGACCACACAAAAGATAACTGAGACCATCAACTCGATGGATTATAACACTGGATATCAGTATTCTGCTACTGGTTCTGGTGTAACAGCATCTGGAAACCTTTCACCAGGAACAGGTGCTACTAATGTAACTATAAATGGAGTGACTTCATCATGGACTGGAGCAACAAACAAACCACAGTTCACACAAACAATACCAGGAGCAGCGTTTCAGTTCACAGAAACTTATCGAGGCCCTGGTTTAAGCAATCAAACGATTATCCAAAGAGTAACCGAGGTCGAAAGTTTCACCGATACCACAAGTATCTTCTCTCAATAACATTATTATTTGCCAATCCTTCTTATGCTGAAACCGTTGGTGGTGTGTCTGCTACTGCTAATCCTGTTGCTAATTCCTCAGGTAGTGTTACAAACCAAGCTATTCAGGTCCTTCAGGGACCTTACATTACAAACACATACGGTGGAGGTATACAATGTCAAGGTCCCACTCGCAATTTCACACCCTATGTAACAGGTAGTGTCTCTGCTTCTAAACCATATGAACCTTACTATGATGACCCAGTATATGATGTCACCGATAACTTTGGTGCCTTTGATGGTGATGGGAATCCAACTGGAGATGGTATCTTAGATAATCCTGGTGATATAAGTTTCTTTAAACGAACCAGGACTGGACAGAAAGATAACTATAGTCTAGGTGTAGGTTTCTCTATGACCTGGAGCACACCTACAGATAAGAAATTACAAGATCTTTGTAAGAGAGCAGCAACAACACAGATTGAATTGACTAGTCAAATTGTTGCCAATAAAAGATTAGACTTTGAGATAGCTCGTCTTAAAAATTGTGGTGAGTTAAAATTAAAAGGAATTCAATTCCACCCCAAGAGTCCTTACTATAAAGTGTGTGCTGATGTTGTGGTAAACAATCCACCAGGACATAAGCATCCACACTACCATGAGATTCCTAGCGTTTCTTCTTCTTCCTCCTCGGGAAGACAGAACGAAGCTCCTTCACAGCGTGGTTCATCTGACGCTGCTCTGCTAGGCGCTCCCCTACAGACAAGATAGGAGGTTTCTTACCACGTAAGGTAGCAATCTTTTTCATAACTTTCTTAACCGCTGGTTTGACTGCTTTCAATAGTAGATCTGCCAGCGGTTTTGCTAGTAGTGCTGATGATGTAGCGATGACAGCAATACCACCCACCTGCATTACCTGTCCACCACTAGGTAGACCAGCAAGTATTTGTGTAGGTAGAGAAACTGGTTCTGTTATCTGAACACATGTATTATCGATGAGTTCATAATCAATAACTCTCTTTCTAAAACCTTCTACTAATGTTCCTACAGGTTCTTGTGCTTCTTGTACTGGTGTAGGACATTCTACGACAGCACTAACAACAGGTTGTTTTGTTTGTGGTGGTTTAACTTCAGGTGGTGTTGGTGTATCTGGTGATCTAGTATCCACTTTTGGTGGACCAGTCATAATCATCTGGTTTGGTTCAAAAGAAAGAGGATTAAAATTGGGAACACCAGAATCACAAAACGTAACCACACCATTAGGATCGTCCTCTCTTAATTGATTATTTTTAGCAGTATTAGTTTCAGTTGCCTCAACACATCCTGGTATATTAACCACAGGCACACCAATGTTTACAACTACTGGAGCTGCTAATGGTAAGGAGGTTGAAGTGTTATTAAAGTCATAGGTGGGTATAGTATTGATTTGAATATCATTAATACTAATATCACCACCTGTAATGATGGGTATCTCGGGCATTAGTCTTCAAATAATTTAAAAATTCCTGTCCAAATCGAATGAAAGAATACATACAGGAAAAATGTTTCAGTTGCTTCCTTCTTTTGTTGCTTCTTATAAGGTGATGTAGCCATAATGTGTATAATAACTATACTTATTTAACAAGTTTCACCAAATTCTCAGATTAGCAGTCATTAAACACTGATCCAACTGTAGAACCTAGTGATGATCCTGCTTTCTGTCCTAGTAGAAGTGCCCATCCACCTGCTAACCAACCCACATAAGGAATACTAGCAAGGGCAGGAACAGCAACTCCAGCAGCAATAGCACTACCGGCCATCGCACCTTGACTCCGTGCTCCAGCGTCCGCCACGATACACTCTACGTTTTTCGCAGTTAACTTTCCCTCTTCATCTGTTGCACCTCCTCCCATATTTCTAGTACCTTCCATAGTGAACTGATCGCTACGAAATTCACGACGGTTCTCATATTTCTTACCACCAAAGAAACCACTTTGACTTTGTTGAAGCTCTAATGATTTATTAGACTCTAGAACTTTAGGATCGTTTGCACGATACTCAATTTCATATCCATCCTTACCTGCTTTGATAGTATAAGATGAATAATCTCCACGAGGGATATTGATTGTAGGTACATTAGGAAGTTCTGGTTCTTCTGGTCTATAGATAACATACCCTAGAAGACCTATATGAGCAAATGCAAATAGTCCACCTAATGTTAAAGCAATACCTTTGACAGGAAACTTGTTTGGTGCATTTGAATTTGTCATGGGAATTTAAGTGCAGGACCAGTTGTAGATGGTAATGAAGGAATAGCACCTCCAGTAGTACTAGGAAGTTCTGGCATCGCAGAATCCATCATTCCAGGAAGAGCACCAGTAATTGCCTTTGCTGCTGCAGCAGCGACTTGTCCTTTTACGTTCTCAATAATAGAATCTTTATTGAGATATACTGCAGTACCGCCTCCGACAATACCAGCAGTTCCTGCAAATGATAATAGTGCTAAAACATTAATTACTTTTTGCATTTTATTCTCCGTTACATTTTGTATGAATCGTCTGTAGAAATTTTAATTGGTCCCTGCTCAAGACGAATAGTCTGTGAAGGTGCAGTTTGTGCTGCATTTTCAATCAATCTTTCCATCTGTTCTTTGGTAATTCCACCACCATTACCACCTTCTCCTGCTTTCTTTGCTGCTTGAACACCAAAAGTCGCAAGCACCCCCGTAAAGACACTTGCGATAAAAGTTGGATCTAGTTTTTGTTCAGGAATACCAAGGGCTGGAGGTAACTTGATGTATGCCAGCGTGAGTATTCCGCCGCTCCAAACAAGGATACCAAGCCTAACAAAAGTAGACAGAATAGCAAGTTGTTCTTCTTTGTCATCTGCCGCCTCTTTAATTTTACCTAAGATACCTTTCTTCTTAGGTTCTTCTTTTTTAACTTCTTCTGACATTGATGAAAAACAAGGCCTTATTATTTATTAAAAAGACTTATAAAATAATCTGCATCAACTACCACTAATGGTTTCTTGTGGTTTTTCTTCATGACTACAATTGGTTCATACTTACCACCATTAGCTTTAGCTTGATCATAAGCTTCCCATACATTTAATTTTTCTACATTCTTACATTCAATACTATGTGGAAATTTCTGTCTAGCAGCTCTAGCCATAATAAGATCTTCTCCACCAGCACCCATAGATCTAGATTCAATATCTTCTGGATGTATATCTAATGATTCAATTAATCTTTCTCTAACCCATTTCTGTAAGTTTCTACCTTTAGCTTTCGCACTCTGAGGTTTCATATTATAATTTTAACTGTAAGCTATATATTTCCCTTTGAACCTTAGCAGAGTTATTTTACTGAAGATTGACTTGTTTGTCAATAGTTATAATGTTCTCTCTAAACGATTGGTTGCTTGATCTGGAAAGTCCCTAGGACGACTATCTAACGCATTATCAGTCTTGGGGGATCCTTCATTCGCCTTCATAGTATGCTGATAGTTAGGTCTTGGGTATCTGATACTAAATGGATCAGGCATCCAATAGGTCACCTGCCATTCTTGTTCAGGATTCAACTCTAGATGCTTCTCTACACTATGAGAGAAACTACCTAATTGAATATACCCGTCATGACTGATGCATTTATTGTCGCCATTAGCGACCAGGAACATCATTTTACTGCTCATAACACTTTCTGCTCTGGGTTGAGATTTTTGACAAATTGCATGGGATTTTTTTCGGACTTGTGAACCCAATGATATCGTATACATTCAAAGATGGGATCCCATGTGGTGACACAGACATAATCTTTCATGTATGTTTCGCAGCAAGTTCCTTCAGTTCTTTAGCTGTGAGTTTATTCAATCGCTCTGTGAAGTGATCCAGTAGCAGTTGTTTGTATTGTTTCTTAGTCACGTTGCCTCCAATCATCAGATTTTTCTTGATGAAACCAATCAACTATTTCATCAACATTTTGGAATCCTGTTTTGTGATTGGATGGATCAGGATCCCCCAAGTCCATCCTGTTCATAAAATCGTCTAAGCCACCTTCAGGCGCGTCTGGGTTGGATGATTTACGACGTGCCATCCTTAACATGGCTTCAGCAGATTTGTTTGATTTAGCTAGTTTCTGAGCCCAAATCATATCACTAATCTGAACTTCATAATTTTGTGATATACGTTTACAGATATACTCCATCCGTAAACGATATTGTGTAGATAGCATACAAAAATCCAGTATCACTTGTATTTAGATAAAAAAAGGGAGTCTTACGACTCCCTAATCCCACGGGTCTGGTATTTCCATTTTATTGCCTGGAGAATAAAAGCTTCTGACAGACTGGTTGGACCCAGTTGCAGAATTGTCCAGTGTTTGTCTGGAAGGTGAACATCTGCTAGAGCTCTCACCTTCCAACCAGGCAAAGATTTTTTTATCACAACTGGAAACCAGCGAACGTATCTTTTTTAACATCTTGTTTAATTCCTCCAATTACGTAAGATTCAATCTCAGTTTCTTGAGGAGCATTCTGCATCATCTTAGAATTTAACCAGTGTTGAGTCCATGGTAGAGGATTGTTTGACATAGGAGTATCAAACATTGGTTTTAAACCAATTGATTTCATGCGACGATTAGCAATATACTCAACATAAGAGTCAAGTAGTTTTGCATTCAAACCAATCATAGAACCGTCTCTGAACAAATACTCTGCCCAATTCTTCTCTTCTTCTACACATGTATTAAACATTTGATATACATTATCTTTCTCTTCTTCCATAATCTCCAACATATCTGGATCATCACCATTCGCCCAATTCTTAAGAATGTTTTGTGTGATGACTAGATGTTGACTTTCATCACGAGCAATCAATGAGATAATTTTTGCTGAACCTTCCATAAGTTTAAGTTCACCAAATGCAAATGTGCAAGCAAAGGACACATAGAAACGGATACCCTCAAGGATATTTACATTCATAACTGCACGATATAGTTTACGCTTAAGTTCTTTTAGAGAATCTTTAGCATAATCCACATCTTCCATTGCATATTCCCAGTCATTACTATTGCCATATTGTTGTGCAGCTTTAATTAACTCATCATAAGATGCAGTTACAGTTGCAGCACGACTGAGGATTCGTTCGTCATCTAGAATAGTATCAAATACTTCTGTTGGATCAGAGTATACATTTTTAATTATATATGTGTACGACCGACTATGAATCATCTCCATAGTCTCCCAAATAGTCATGCAAGCTTCAAGTTCAGGTAGTGAACAATAAGGGATAAAAGCCATCCCAGGACCGCGCCCTTGTACAGAATCCAGCATGATCTGATATTTAAGATTGCTGGTAAAAATGTGCTTTTGTTCAGGGCGTAGTGTCTGATAGTCCGCACGATCTTTTTGCAATGATACTTCTTCTGGTCTCCAAAAATAACCCAGTTGTTGCTGTGTTAGTTTATCAAAAATGGGATACTTATACGTATCATATCTTTGGACCCCAAGAGGGGCACCAAAGAACATTGGTTGTTTCTTTAAATTAGTTTTATTAGAATTAAAAACTGTCATACCTTTAACAGTCTTACTAGTCTCTTTAATAAACTCCATTAGTTCTCCTTAAATTTTACAACTTTCGCAATCTTCTTCTGACTCTTCCAATTGTTTCATCAATTGATCCAAACCAGAATTACTCTCTTTGATATCTAAATCATCCTCATCTTTTTTAGCATCATAGGTATTTTGATAATAGGAAGTTTTCCAACCATATTTGTACGTAGTTAACAAATCTTGAGCCATAGAAGATACTGGTACTTCATTATCCGGATAGTGTTCCGGATTGTAAGACCAATTACCACTAATCGCTTGATCAAAGAATTTTTGCATTACAGCAACAATGTTAATATAACCACGATTAGATTCCATATCCCATAACAAAGTGTAATTATTCTTCAGGGTAGTGTACTGAGGAACAATTTGCTTAAGAGGTCCTTTCTTTGATTTTTTAACGGACAGGTAGTCTCTAGGTGGTTCGATTCCATTGGTTGCATTTGACACAACGGAACTAGATTCCGATGGCATTTGTGCGGACAATGTTGAGTGCCTAAGACCGTGGGTGGTGATAGATGTCCTAAGACTTTCCCAATCATAATTATACTCGGGTGTTACTAATTCGTCAACGTCCTTCTTATATGTATCTATTGGAAGAATTCCATCAGCATACTTAGTTCGATTAAATCCTGTACATGCACCTTTTTCTTTTGCAATACTATTGGAGGATCTTAACAAGTAGTATTGAAACGCTTCGGTAATGTTATGAACTTCTTTTAAAGCGTCTGGATCACCATACTTAAATCCTTGTTTAGCAAGATAATGGGCAAGACCAATAAAACCTACCCCAAGTGAACGACGTTCTTTTGTACTTCTTTCTGCTGCAGCAACTGGATATCCTTGATAATCAATAAGTTCTTCAAGACCACGAACAGCAAGATCACAAAGTTCTTCTAGTTCATCTAGTTTTTTTAGTTTACCTATATTGATAGCAGACAAAATACACAAAGCGATCTCACCAGCGGTATCATCGATGTGATTAATAGGATCTGTAGGTAAAGTGATCTCCTGACATAGATTACTCATGTTGATCTTATCCTTGAAGGATGAATGATCATTACAGTGATCAATGTTCATAATATATAAACGACCAGTCTCTGCTCTCTCCTTCAGAATATCTAGGATAAGTTCTTGTGCCCCGACAGTCTTTCTTGGAATAGACTGATCTGATTCATAGTCCACATAGCGAGCGTCAAATGCATCAGTACCAAAAGCATCATAGAGACCTGGTACGTCATGCGGTGAGAAGAGGCTAATCTCTCCATTCGCAATGAAACGTTCGTAGAAAAGTTTTGAAATTTGGATTGAGTAGTCAAGTTTCCTCACTCGGTTGTCTTCTGTACCCTTATTGTTCTTAAGAACAATAATGTCTTCTATTTCTTTGTGCCAGATAGGAAAGTGAACTGTAGCAGAACCACCTCTGATGCCGTTTTGTGTACAGCATCGTACAGTTGATTCAAACTTTTTAAGGAAGGGGATAACACCTGTGTGTTGTACCTCGCCGCCTCTAATTTTAGAATTGATCCCACGAATTCTGCCTGCGTTAATACCGATACCAGCCCTTTGTGCGACGTATTTACCAATAGCCATATCACTGCTAAAGATACTATCGAGGGTGTCATCAACATCAACGAGAACACAAGATGCAAATTGACGCAAGGGTGTCCTGACGCCTGCCATGATGGGCGTTGGGATGTTGATTTTGTGTTTTGAGATTGCATTGTAGTATCTACGTATATAATCCAGTCTTGTATCTTGAGGATAATCCTGGAACAAAGTTACAGCGATTAAAAGATACATGTACTGAGGCGTCTCAAAAACAGTACTGGAACTTCTATCTTGTACTAGGTATTTATCTACAACTTGCCTCAATCCAGCATAGGTGAACAAATAATCTCGATCGTGATCAATAAACTTATCAATTACATACCACTCTCCTTCATTATATTTACCATAGATTTTACTATCGTAGATACTATTATTTTTTAGATGTTCTGATAATGGTGTGAATGAATTTTTCCAATCACCACCAAAAACTTTTTTATATAATCCAAACAAAAGCAACCGAGCAGCAACAAATTGATAGTTTGGATTGTCCAAACTAATCAAATCACTAGCCGATTTAACTAAAATTTCCTGAATCTCATTTGTAGTAATTCCGTCATAAAATTGAATACCAGATTGAATTTCAACTTGTGATGGTGATACACCAGCTAAACCATCACATGCACACTCAACCATCGAATGGATTTTATCTAAGTTAAGAGACTCAAGAGTTCCATTACGCTTCTTTACTTTTGTTCCGTTCGTCATACTTTTTTCCACTCGTTTAGTTTAATTGTTGCTTGCAATCCTTGGTATACATTAGAGTCTACCAGATTTTGTACGTCATGTCCAGCAAGAACCATATCGTTTAGGTCCTTTTCTTTAATTCCTTTAGGAAAAATAACTACCTCGTTGCCTCTTTTAATCGTAGTCTCAATTCTAGTAACGATCTCTCTGTTTCTCGGTTCATTGTCGAATACGAATATGAATCGATAATCGTAACAGCTAAGGTCAACATCGCTACCACACATAGCAATAGCATTGGTAATGAAATGACTGTCGAAGGGTCCTTCTGTGACATAAACGGTTTTCGTTTTGTTTACTTTATCTAAACCATATATTTTTGGATGATCTTCGTCTAACATAATTGTTATATAACGAAGCGTAGAATTTTTATTTAATGTCCTACCTTGATAACCAATCATTTTTCCTGATTGATTCATTAAAGGTATTACAATCCTACCCTCCTTAAATTTATTTGTTGTTCCCGCCCACTTGTTAAAATCTTCAGCATAGTACAGGGAAGAGTAATATTTTTCTGGTGTTTTCCTGTTTGCAAGATAATCTCTCGCGGGGTGTAATATATTTAGTTCTGATATTTTCTTCAAACTCAACAGTTTTTCCTTTCTAGAAAAAACTGGTTTTTCAAACTCAAATTTAGGACTAGCAGTATTAGTACCCTTACCAGTAAATCCACTCTTATATCTTTCCATGACATACTGATCATGGAGACTCACATCCATATCTTTTAAAAAATTCGCAAGAGTTCTACCAACACCACAGTTGTGACATTTGTAAACCATATCTGATTTCTTCAGAAAGAAAAACCCTCTTGCACGATTCTTGTTCTTCTTAGAATCGCCACAATAGGGACAACGGAAATTATAGAGGTAGTCTTTCTTTTTTGAAAATTTTTCTAGACGAGGGGAAATAATATTAATATACTTCAGATCAATAAAGGACATTACATGGGGTCCACTCGTTCCACTATACTACCATAGACGGTAGAAGATGTCAATGATTGTTGGGGGAGAGAAAGAATGGATCCGAATAGCTCAGCAGATTTCAGGATGACTACTGCAGCAGTAGCAACACCAACAGTAACCCATCGGAACCTTGATAGTTGATCTACTTTCTTTTCTAGATCTTCTAAGTTATGTTCTACTCTAGTGACTAACTGCAGAATTGCTTGGTCAGCTTTATCCGACTCATCTAATCTGTTCTCGTGTCTTTCTAATACTATAGCAATTCGTTGATTACCTTCGGAAATTTTATCTACAGCATTCTCCAACTTAGAAAGCATTTCCCTAGAAAGTTCTTCATACATACCAAGTTTAGATTCAAGTACAGCTATCTTAGATGGAGTAAACATTTTTTTAAGTTCTAGATTGAGCAAAAGCTTTTACTTTCTCATACGCATTCGTAGAAGAATTTATAGATTTTATCATTTTAACTCTATTACTAGAATTTAAATTTTGATATAGATTAACAATCTTACCAGCCTCAGATGGTTCGACTGGTTGTTTTGATCCATCATCAAATTGAACTGTTCCAGTTCCACCTGCTAAAGCAATTTTCTTTAGTTGATCAATAACTTTACCACCACTTTCCTGAAGTGCTTCTAACTCTTCCTCAAGTGATTTACTTTGATTCTTAAATTTTTGTTCTATTCTCTGTTGTCTTCTCTTCAATAACTTTGCAACAAACTCTCTGACATCCTTACGGCGGCCATCATACTTTTTCTTTTTTCTGATGGGTGGTTCATCTGGAGGAAGTCCAGCAACGGCACCACCTGAAGCATTATTGGTAGGTACACCACCAATAGAGTCTTCCCACATACCATAGATATCTTTTTTATCCATTATAATTTATTTAACTCTTGTAAACAGAACTCATCAAGTTTGACATTAGACATACTACTTTCATCTACCCTAGACAAAAATACTAAGATAGATTTTAACGAAGACCAATACTCTGTTTCTAATTTAAAAAACAGTAAAGGTGTTCCAGCATCACCAAATATATTATAGATGATGATAATATGATTCAATAAGAGATGAGTTTTAAGATCACCGGTTTTAATATATTTTTTTAATAACCGTTTAATATATTTAAATCTTTTCAGATCCTCGTAAAAATCATCCCTTGTAGAACAATGTGGATTATCATAATGTTTTATAGCAAATAATAAAAAATTATTTTCATTCAACTCAGTAAATTTCATATAATATTAATTATCAGGAGACGAATGTTAGAGTTGCAGCACTAGATGTAACTTCTGCAGCACCCTTGGATGTGGTGATCTTAACTCTATACTGGTTACCGGTGTTAGCAGCAAGTTGTCCAGTTAGTGCAAGAGAAGCACTGGTTGCACCGGAGACATTAGCAAAGCGACCAGAGGAAGCAGTTCTCTTCTGCCACTGATATGCAAGTGTACCGGATGCAGATGCGGTTGCAGCAACGGTGAATGTTGCACCACCAGAAGATGTATTCTGGTCAGCAGGTTGAGTACCAATCGTGATGGTCTCAATTACATCTGCTGCTACTGTATCATCAGCATCATCACCAGCTGCTGCAGCGGTTGCATGAACGAATGCAAGACATTCTGCCTTATGACGAGTTCTACCAGAAACGTCAGTGTACGTTCTATATAACCACCAACCAGGACCAGTGATACCACGTGCTTTGTTTGATGCAACATCTTTCTCAGTGCTATCAACAAAGATAAGTTGATAATCTGTGATTGAATCTCCACCTTTAACTACATACTCAGCAACCTTCTTTGGTGGAGTACGGCGAACTGCACCAGCAAGTGCAGCATCAGTTGATGCTACATATCCTTTATGTAATTCAATTGCGGTAGTACTTGTTACTGTTCTTACGATGTATGCAACTCCACCAAGTTCTAAAACATCACCTTCTGCTACTACATCAGCAGCGTTCTTAGTGACAGTAGGATCGTTTTGTGTGACACCTACATTATTTGCAAAAGTTGCGGCATCTATGGTTCCAAAAATTGCCATTGGTCTCCTGTATAAATTTAATTCCTAAACTTATTTATAACAAAGGGGACGTATAGCCCCCTGAGTTACTATTCTTCTCTAGTGAGAATTGCCTTTTCAACTACAGCTAGTAGTTGATCATCCATATCAGTCTTGGTTAACTTAACTGCTTTAGCAAGAATAACAAGACAGATCTCAACCATCTTCTCACCAAGTTCTTCGTTCTCTGGAATTTTAGCAACAGCATCTTTAATAATTTTCGATGCTAGGGGGAGTAAAATTGAAAGCATGATCTTATAACATAGGCATAAATTATTTATCCCCCATTCATTCTATATCAAGATTCAGTAGGTTTTGAAAGTTTCTTGAAGTTTGAAAGTGATTTTTTTTCTTTCTTTCTCTTGAGAGTAGTGTTCTCAATCTCCTGACCATAGTCAACAGAACGTGTTGACATATCAACTTCTTGAATGTCTTCCGTCTCTTCCATATGCATGTCAGTTGGTTTTTTCTTAGTGGTTGCTTTTTGTTGGAGAGCAAGTTTTTGCTTATTGAGCATTAGTTGTCTTCTCTGAACCTGTTGATTTTTAGCAACATCTGCATCCTCGTTAACTTTTTTAACTTCAGGATTGATAATTACATTACCTTTCTTCTTACCCTTAATCTCTACCGTCGATTCATCAATCTCTTCATCCTCTTTGACACAATTAGGAACTACTTTTCCATCCTTGGTTTTAGTACCCTTTGCTTTATATCCTTTCCAGCAAGTAGAAGCACCAACGTTCTTACGTGCTTGCTTCATACTTTCAACAACTTCATTCTTTTCATCGTTGATAGCATGTTCATGCATCTCAGAAACTAACGTGGTTAGATCTTGTACAGATACATTCTCTTCAATACCATGTGCAAAAATAACATCATAGTGAGAGATACGACCATTTTCATCTAGAGTATGCATTTCTTTAATACACTCACCAGAACCCCACTCAGCATGTTCAACCTTAGATGAACAATTATGAGTTATCTTATAACCCTTTCCTTTACAATCGTCACAACCTTTACCAGAACATTTCTTACAAGTAGCTTTACCTTCAGTAAGAGAATCAGAAAGACTTACTACTTCTTCTTTACGAGTGTCCTTACCATCTGCTTTTTTACCCTTTGCACGTTGGATAGCGTTATGGACTACACCAGCATGTTCTTTGGAACCAGACTCAATCTTACCATCACCATCATAATCCTTCTTCTCTAGAACTACTTCTTCATTAGTACTCTTTTTAGAGATGATAGCTTTATCACCATACTTCTTCTTAAGACTAGCAGATACTTTATCGAATGCAGACATTCCACTCGATGGTTTTTTACCAGCGGTATTAGATTTACCTGGTGCTTTGTTATAACGATTGTTACCGTCAACACCACCACGTTCCATGCGGCGATCCTTTAGTGAATCTGCACCTTCTTCATTTACAACCTCTTCCTTCTTCATGTCAGCTGCTTTCTTCTTGAGTGCTGCTTTACGGAATGTGAGGTCAGTTCTTGAACCAGAGTCCATCTTACCCTGACTCTGTGGTCTTGCAGAACCACCAGCAGGTTGAGGACCAGCATCGCTACCAGTTCTTCTACCCTGAGCATACTTAGATCCACTGGACTTGGAGTCACCAGAGATCATCTTGCCTGCATCAGATCTACTGTCCTGATACTGCTTCTCAGATTGTCCGTGCTTACCCTTGTACAGTTCGTCGAGCTCAACCTCTTCCTTTTTCATCGACTTCTGTTTCTTCTCAAGTTCATTTTTCTTGAGAACTTTGTCCTTGATCTTCTGCTTGATTTCAGGACGTGAAGAGACTCCATATACACCAGCGGTAGGAGCACTAAATTTACCTCCCTGATTATGAATCGCAACGTCCATGTATGAAGTAGAAGATTCACCTAAAACATGCATAGCATAATTTAGAGTCACACCATGAAGATGTTCCTTCAAATAAGCTTCTGTTAATTCTTCATCAGAATTATACATCTTAAGTCCTTGTTCAACACATCTTTCTGCACGAAAGAGTTGAGAAGGCTCTAAGGTAATAAAGGAGGCAATTTTAGATATGTCCATTAGATATACTTGTTTTAATACTATTTAGTGGTCTTTTTCTTTACAGATTGAGTGACTGGTGGAGTTCCAGGTTCGGGTACAGGCTTACCTGTAAATGACTGTACTTTCTCACCAGGAGTTAGTTGTTGCAGTGCAATTCTATATACATCTGTACCAACTTCATAATGTGCTTTCTCGGTAATACTATCCAACCATTGTCTGAATGTTCTACCTTCTTCATCCATCATAATAATATAATTTGCTCCCCTAACAATAATTTCACCTTCAATACCAGTAGTTAAACTCTCCACAATATCACCAACATTAAAAATATTTTCCTGATAATATTCTTCACGTAGAGAATTGTAATCTAGTTTTGGAGCAATCTGCCATAGTTGTTCTTCTAAATTCATAGACTTACGAAGTTGCATATAGATACTCTTCGCTTCTTTTGATTTTAAATCTTTAGGAAGTCCTTTCTTAAATGCATCATAATCATTATCAGAAGCAGCTTGTCTCATCTTAGATGCAGACATACCCTCAACATCATCAGACTTATCATCTCTAGCACCTGCACTAATAACATCTAACTTACCAAAGTTATATGTCTTACCATTATACTTACTAGTAATATTTGAAAACTCTTTTACTCTATCATCACCTACTACAACCTTAACATCATCATATCCATTAGCATGTAAATCTTTTAATACATCAAAGATATTTTTTCCTGAATTAGGATCATTAGCAATATTTTGTGAGTGATGTGGAAACATCTGACTCATTACATTATGTTTAGTTGATAAATCAAATGGATTCTTTTTTGAATCCTGACTATGACTTGGGTAAATCATATAGTCGGCACCACTCTTATATGCTTCGTCAGCAACTCGATCCATTAATTTTAGGTGACCGGTATGAGGAGGATTGAATCTACCAAATGTAATTACAATAGACTTACCACCTTCATTACGTGGAACTTGAGATGTATCTTTATCAGACTTTTCTGTTTGTTTAGTTTGTTCTGGGGATGATTCTTGAGAAGGAGCTTGTTGCGCTTGTTTTGCTTTCTTAGCAAACTGTTGCAACGTTTGAACATCAGCAACAGACTGTGGACCATTCAATGGTTCTCCACTCTTTAACTTTGCTTGATCTGCTTTTGATACATTAGTTAAACGTTCACCACCTTCTGCTTTTGCGACAATGGTACCAGACTTATCTGCGTAATAACCTTTACCAGTATGCGTTAATCCTTTCTTTTCCGCTTCCAATCCTGCCTTAGTTCGCGCTTCCCCAAAAAAGTTATCGAAAGATTTCATTAAATTGAATGCAAGATAAGCTATAAACTATTTATCCCAATTCTTATCGACAGTGAAATTAGCAACGGAAAACTCAAGTCTATCGACTAGTTTTGTTGCACGTCCAGATTTAATTGCAACGAATCCTTCTGGTGCAGTAACACGATATCCATTTCCATCTTTAATAAACGTACCAATATCTTTTACTTTCTCCAACTGGCGAATGATCATTAGTTTTGCAGTAGAGAGATTCTTATATGCTGCAGCAGTCATGTAGATAGAACGTTGGTTTGCAGCAATGAACTTCATACCATCATCTTTTAACTTAACCCACTTCTCTTTTGCTTTATCGGTTTTCTTTTTGTCAATCTCCTTGTCAATCAAGGAAGAATAATATCTTGCAAAATCAGTAACTACTTTATTAGCAGAAGGAATTGTATTACCACTACGGATATAAGTATTGAAGAACTGTTTAAAGATTGCATTGAAAGCATAACGATCAGATCCTTTCATCACATCAAGGAACTTAGATGCTTGTTTCAAAGAACCTTCTGCACGATTCACTGCAGAATTAAACTTGATTAGTTCCTGTCCGTTAAAGTTTGCACTACCACTTGCGTCGTTGAAGTCGGAAGAGAAAACAGCAATATGTTTGTTCCCCTGATAAGGAGATGCATCAACACCAAAACCGGCCGACATCCCTTCCATAGTAGAGCCAGAATAAGTGGTATGGAACACAATGCCAATCTTAGAAGAATTAACACGTTGACCAAGGTCTGTATCCAACGGTATTGCATATGTAATAGTATTAGGAGTAAATGTTACACAACGCTTTCCACCAACGTTAGTGATTGTTTTTGTATTCTCAGTGAATAAAAGATCACCTTGAATAACACCTTCTATATTTAACTGTGAAAGATATTTTAAACAATCTTTAAGGATTTGATTTAGTCCACTAGTAGGATAGAATTCATCAACATCAGAATTATCTATACATATTTTAGGTTGTGTTTTTGCGAATACAGATTTATTACCAACAAAAAAAGATTTCCATGTAGGATGAATGCCACAAATAATTGCAGGAGCTCCATCCCACTTCGTGGTAATATTAACTGATTTATTTTTATCTCCTTGGGTCAACATAAGACCCAGTGATTTTAGAAAAGCAACAGCAGACTTACCCCCCTCAGATCCAAAGTTAAGGATGTCATCTTCAAGGTGCTCTAGATGTGTGTTTTTTGCCATAGCTATATTATACTACAAAACGTTTGGGTTGTCAAGCATTTTTTAAAATATTTTTATAAAAGATCCATTCAAAGGATCAAATGCTTTTTTGGCACCAAAATACAAAACATTTAAGAAATCATTTAGTGCGTTTTTCTTGCTTAATTCTTGCATAACTTTTACATATTCCATAGCAACTAAAATGTTTCTAAATCTTCCGTTATTACTTCTATCAATAATCTGTTCATTCAAGGCACCATTTTTTATAATCGACTCTATCCCAGAATTATCCGATCCATCACCAGTTATAGATAAAGAACCAAAGTCAACAGACTTTCCACCAATCTGTTTATTGTTTATACTGGTATAAACACCAACCCAATATTTAATTTGAGCATCAGTCCATTTACCAGGAAATTCTTTTGGAATTTGAGGATGTTTTGATATTGAATTTGGTTTTTCTAATCCATGAGATTTTAAAAATTCATCAATAGAATCAGCTGGTACTGTGCCTAACTTTGCAGCCGGTTTAGATTCATTAATACATTCTAATTGAACTGTTCCGTTTGGATTACTAAGTTGTCTATTTCTTATTTGTAATTTTATTTTATAGTTTGGGGGACTTGATAATTGAAAATGAGTTGAAAATTCTGAGTTAACAAAATTCCTATCTTTAATTTCAATTAAACATTTGGGATTTAAAATTTGCCAATCTTTTTTTTCTGGATTTCCAGTATTTAATTCTTCCTCTAGATCTACACCGTGTTTTAAAGATATTTTTTTTAATGATATTGGAATCAATTGTTTTGTTCTTAAAGACTCATACATTACAGAATTTAATAGTCCTAGTTTTCCTTTTTCACTAAGACCTTCTATAGACATAATTTCAGTTATAACCTTTCTAATTGAAGCTTCATCTGAACGTTTTACCATAACAATATCCATAGGATTCCATGTATCCTTGGTTGCAAATATTCTACTACCGCCCTCAACACCACACTGAGATTTTGCAATATTTTCTATAAAACTCATTATACCTTTATTCCTGGAATAATTATAACCTCGATTAGTTCCAAGATATTTTTTTAAAACTTTTGCTTGCTCCTCAAAAGTTTGCATCCATTTTGCATTTACTTTGGGATATATTTTTTTAATTTCAGCCAATGTTGGCATTCTATTATTTTCAATATATCTTTTAAAAGTAAATGCAGAGGCAGATTCTTGTTGAGCTGTTACTATAGCATCAGAAGCCATTAAAAAAGGGGTAGTTCTTCCCCGCTATTTATTACACATCCCCATCAACTCGGTTTTCAGAATGATGAATATCAAACTCACCACCAGGATATCGTGATCTAAGTTTATCTACGTTCATCTCAATCACTTCATCTAGTGAAACATTGAGACCCATACATGCTTGTGCAACATACCACATGATGTCTCCAAGTTCTCGTTTCAAATGAAACATGTTCTCTTCGTTTACTGGTTTACCTTGAAAGATAATCTTCTTTACAACTTCAGTAAACTCACCTGCCTCAGCAGACATTCCTACAGCAGCAGTAAGAAGTCGATGTGTTTCAAATCCTTCTCCACGTAGTTCTTGGATACGATACTCAAATGCATCAGCATCTTTACTTGGTTGAGATGTGACAGCATTCACAAACTCAAGATATGCATCAGTGTTTACTTTCTTACTGGGTTGATTCACGGGAACGTTTTCTAGTGTGGCGCCAGTGTCTGGATCAAAAAGATTAATTGTTTGTGTCATACTTTAAAACCTTCAAAACTACGGAATTTTTTATCTAACCGGTCAGTGTAATCTTCTTCCTGACCAGAATCAACAATGTTCTGTTGAGCACTGTTCTCTACATCATACAACTTCATCTTGGATCTGTCAATACCTATGACAAATCTTTTGAATAAATTTGCATCATTATATCTATTCTTCAATTGTTTAACCATGATTTGATTCATCTCTTCCAATTCTTCTGTAGAGATAAGAGCAAACATAAGATCGGCAGTAGCAGGAAGACCAAAAGATTCTGAAGTATCAGTAAGATCAACATCAGAACTTCCATACCCAGAACGAGTAGTCTGCGTAGCAGATACAATTGGGACGTTATGTTCTACAGCAAGTCCTCTAAGTTCTTCTGCAATTGCTTTCACAAAAGTATATGAGTTAACAATAGAACTTTTGAATCTACTGGAAGAACAAATATTGAGATAATCAATGAAGATAATATCAGGAGCAAAACCTTTCTTAAGAGCAAGTTCACTTAGTAAACTTGCAAAATGTCCTGAGTGTGCTGAAGCAGTAGGATACTCCTTGATAATAAGAGTTCCTTGTGTTTTCTTCATAATCTTTTCAACCTTACCATCATACATTGGTCTAGGAAGATCAACCAAAGATCTGATATCTTGATTGAAAAGATTTGCATCAATACGTTCTGCAATTCTTTCTTCTGCCATCTCAAGTGTAATGTATAAAACATTTCTACCTTCCAACAAACAAGAAGCTGCCTGATGACACATAAACAAGGATTTACCAACACCAGTTCCTGCAAGAGCAATGTTTAGAGTCTTACGTGGAAGTCCACCTTTAGTAACCTTATTGAATAACTCAAGATCAAATGGTATTTTATCTTCCTTACGATGATAGAACTCGTATCGAGCAGCTGCATCAAGGAAGTAATCATGTCCAACATGATCATCAAATGAAACACTTAGTGCCTCGGATAGAATAGATGGAATTGCATCACGACTTCTAGTCTTATCATTACCATCAGCAATCTTCACAGATTCCATAAGGGCAAGATAAACTGCCCTCTCTTTACACCACTTCTCTGTAGTATCAATTAACCACTGTTGTTCTATCTTTTCTTCACGAAAGTCTTTGAGTGTAGCAATACAGTCGTTAAATATTTCTTCTGATATATCTTTACGATTCTCAATTTCAATACTTACAATTGATTGCGTAGGAGGAGTACCATACTTTACAATATAATTATTAATCTCACTGAAAATAATTTTTTCTGAATAGACATCAAAATAACTATCTTTGATAAAAGGAATAACCTTTCTCATGTAATCTTCAGTGTGGATTAGATTTGAAAGTATCTTGTGCTCGATCCTATCACTCATTCACTTCACCATCAAAGGAACCATAACTATACTCTTTCTTAGCGCATTCGTCAAGCGCTTGCATGATCTCTGGTGTAAAATATTTTTCTGGATCTGACAAAATGGTCTTTGCATATGTCTTAGTACCGCTGATTTCGTATCGTCCACCAGACTTAGTGAAGACATCATACTTTTCACCAAGTTCTAGAAGTCCATAGTACTTGTCTAGACCACGCTGATCATAGAACAAACGGGTTTCTACAAGAGAATTTTCTTTAGTAAACCTAGACTTGAAAGTTTTACACTTCACAATATTACCCACAACCTCTGTACCGTCCTTCTCCTTTGACTTGGATAGAAAGATGATTGTAGAAGCAGCGTACTTGAGTCCAGAACCCCCTCCCATCTCTTTCATAGGGACATAGGACCCCACGACATCATATGTGTGGTTAGTGACGATTAGAGGGATGCCTGCAGTACCTAGCTTGAGTGACAGGATTCTGAAAATAGATTTTATGACTTGCGCCCTTGTCATGTCCCTGGTCTCCTTACCGTCTGTAGCGTCCTGCACTTCCTTGGTTGTTGAGAGCATACCAAGAGAATCAAGAACAAACAACAGGGGAGGTCTATCAGTCTTTTTGACCTTCATATATTCATCGACAACTTTAATTGATTGAGTACGAAACTCTTGTACAGTTGTCACAGGAACTAAACCGATACGAGCAGTATCAATGTTCCTTTCCTTCATCATACTTTTAGTAATAGCAGACTCAGATTCAAAATAGATTACTTCACCAGTGGGATTTTGTTCCAGGAAGTTTCTAACAATAGACAAGGCAAAAAATGTTTTACCTGTACTAGATTCTCCTGCTAGTGCAGTAATTTTATTTGATGGCAGTCCTCCATGGATACTACCACTCAATAGTGCATTGAAAATATATGAACCGGTATCAATAAATGAATCACAGTCACCAGACGCAACTCCATCTTCAATGACTGATGCATATTCATTATCCAGTTCTGAAATTACAGATTTAAGAAAACTCATAAAATACTCCTTTTAAAATTATTCTACCATCAAACGAAGAAAGATTCAAGACTCCCACGTCTCTCAACTTGCCACCCGATGGTTTCTACTACGTTCTTCAATGGTTCGACAAAACTCTTTTCAAATTGTCGATCATAATCAATATACTTATCTAGGTTCAACTCTTTAGGTAGAGTTTGCAAATAAGCAATGATATTCTCACCAATTGGATTTGGAGTCTTCAAGTATACAAACTTGATTTTCTCACCTTCCTGAATCAATGGATACTTATTATGCAGTTTCATTTTAGAAATAAAATGATTGTACAGAATAGCACCACGAACTTGAATTGGTGTACCTTTCCTGTATAAGTCCGAAGAACTTTTGTACTTATCAAGTCCATTACATCCTCTTGGGAATGAAATGTTTTCAACACCTTGTTCTCTAGATTCTTTACGAACAGCATCAATAAATGAAATGAGATCATCATTGGTGTTGTTAATAATGATCGTGAATGCTTTCTTCAATTTATCTCTGAAGAATGCAGGAGTTGAAGATCTTGCAGTCTCCAATCCCATGATCTTAAGTTTTGGTTTTTCATATCTAACACCTTCACTATCCCACACATTAAGAATATATCTCTTCTTAGCAGTCCAGATTCCACGGTCAGCAATGTTCTCCCGTTTCATCTGCATCTTTTGATCGTATGCGTTTACCTTGTCGGCCAACGTTTCATAAGAACTTTCAATATACTTCTCAAGTTCCATTTTGCAGATCTTGTCAAGGAACGTAACAATCTTATCATTAGAAGCCTTTCTCCCTTTGTATATGTGATCAACAACAGGACCCATATTAAGATAGATACTATCGGTATCAGAAGCAATAACATAGTCTTCCCCATCTGTTTTTAGTAATTTATTTAGATAACTATTCATCTTCATTTCAATCCAACGGATAGAAACTTGACCAGATAAAGTAATTGCTTCTGCATTTGCAATTCGGAAATACCTGAAGTATTCATTACCAATAGCACCATAAGCAGAGTTCAAAGAGATCTTCTTTGCCATCTGGATGTTATTACAACGAGAAATTTCCTTAGACAGATCTGTAGAAGGTGTATTCTCATATGCTTGTTTTGCAATAAGCATTTTCTTCTTGAAGATGACACGATCATCATACATTTTCTGCATCAACTTAGGAAGAAATCCTTGGAAGTCTTTCCTATACTGAGCACCATTTGCACATAGAGCATACTTCTCATCATAGAGAATAGGTTCATTCAAGATTTTATCCACAGTGACTGTAGGATGTTTATCTTCAACTAATGTCTCAGGTGAAATGTTGTACTGCATAATCAAGTGAGGATATAGAGAGTTCAAGTCAAAACTTACAACCCAATCATAACGTCCTACTTTTGGTTCTTTGACATATGCACCAGCATATGCAGAATCCTTCCTATGTGTAATCTTTGGTGGGACAACAATATTATCCTTCTTTAGATAATTGAAGATAATATTATCCCAAGTTTTTACCTGTGAATATACATCTTCATAGTTTTCTTTTGCGTCATACGCCATCGTTAGACACAACTCAATCAATTTCATCTTGTCTTCCAAACGGTCAACAAGTTCTACGTCAATGATGTTGTAATCAATAAACTTTTGCCAGTTGTTTGTATAGAAAGCTTTGAAGTTCTCGAACTCAGAGTGATCCAACTTACGTTGTCCCAGTTCAACAAAAGCAATATGATCTAGACGATATGATTCCTGATTAGAATATGTAAACTTCTTATATAGATCAAGATAATCTAAACAGGAAACTCCACCAAGATCATAAGCAATATTTTTTCTTCCATGGATCTCAAACTCTCTATAGTTAATTAAGTTCCAGGGAGAAAGAGAACGCATATGTTTCTCAGTAAATACTCTTTCCAATCGACGACAGATATATGGAATATCATACAAATATACATTCCACCCAGTGATAACATCTGGTGTATTTTGGACCCAATGATTCAAAAATTTATCTAGAAGGTCTCTCTCACCATGGCAATATATGAACTCAACATCATCACGACTGTTCTCATATTCTCTAGTACCCCATACAATTAGTTTCTTTGTATTCATATCTTTGATAGTAATACAAAGAATAGATTCTGAAGCACTTTCTACGTCAGGGAATCCATTTTCACACTCAACCTCAATGTCAAGACTGATGATATTCATCACCGACATATCAAATTTAATTTCGTCTTGAGGATATTCGTCAGCAATATACTGATACAAAAATCTCTCATATCCATATACATCAAAGTTATCAACTTCAGAATACTTTTTCATGAAGTCCCTGGCTTCTCTAGGAGAAAGGAACTTGATTGGTTTCACATACTTTTCATCTAGGGTTTTAAACTTTGTTTCCTTTTGCGAAGAAACAAAAAGCACGGGATTAATTTTATCACGATACATGACACGTTCACCATGTCGGTATCCACGATAAAGAATTTGATTCCCTACTAGTTGAATGTTTGTATAAAAATTCATGAATTAATTGATTGCTTATAAAGAGATTCTACTTCATCAGATGGAGTTGAAATAGTTATAATACGATTTGAATAGATTAATGTATCGGTTTCATCTGTGTACATAGGCCATTTTCTAAATGTTATTGTACCATCAGTATCGATTATCTCTCTACAATTTTTAAGAAAACAAGATGGTTCTTCATCAAGTTCTTCAATATCAGCAACTACAATTTTCTCATTGATTAACTCTATTACATGCAGGTTCATAGGGACTCCCGGTTTTAATTATCTTACCATAAAAAAAGAGGGGCGTCAACTGGTTTTTGCCAGTTGCCCCTCTGCGGCGACGATATTCAATACTATTTATTCAATCTCATATGTTTTCAATTTTTGATGATCTGGAATAATTCTTTTAAGATCAACAATCAACATACCATTTTCAAATTTAACTTCTCCAACTTCAACATCGTCAGATAAGTTGAAACCTCTAGCGAAGGTGCGAGTTGCTACACCACGATGCATATATTCTACATCATTATCATCCTTCGCAGACTTGGACTTGATGATCAAAACATTGGTTTCTGTAGTGACTTCAATGTCATCCCTTGACCATCCAGCCAGTGCTAGTTCGATACGCCATTTAACGTTCGATTCTTTTACAATATTATATGGAGGATATGAACCACCAGGATTATCCATACCATATGAATGTAACCTGTGGAAAACATCATCAAGTCCGACACTATATTTTCCTACAGCATCAAGAATTTTGCCCATGTCACTGGACGTATAACGTGTGAGTCCCGTCATTTTATGCTCCTTAGTAAGCGAGTTTTTTTGTGTGATCCCCGAAGGCAATCGAATTTATTTATAGCAAAACATAAAAAATGGTACGGTGCGAAACCCGTACCATTAAATGGTATTTTCCGAATGTAGAGTGTGCCGCACGAAAGACACATAATTATTTATACTTGACTAAATACTATATAAGGTCTATAATAGACCTGTCGTTCATCCGAGAAATCGGACGCAAGTAAGTCGCGGAACGGAGCCGTTCATCCCATGCTAGAACTATTATTCTATACAACACTCACCTGTACTCAAACTGATGCTATCATGCTGAAGATTGAGAACAATAATGATCTTAACAATCAGCTTAAGATTGAGTTAGTTGAGACCCTTAAGGACTCAGCACCAGAATGTCAATGGTATTGGGACGCACACGACTGAAGGAACGGGGATTAAAAACCCTCATTACTTTAGGAGTAACACAATGAACACACTAAACATGATCAAGAAGCAGATCAACAAAGCATCTGCACTTCACGACGCACAGATTACACACACCTCATATCGTGGTGTTGAGTACTCTACTCGTTGTGTAGAATCAAAAGAGACCCATGGTACATTTTGCTATCGCGGTCATCTGTATACAAAGTGATAACTTACTTCACAGAGAGGGTTAAGAACCCTCTCTTTTTTTATACTTATATTTAAATTACACAAATGTTAGTGAATAAACACAAAGTAACCTATATAGTAGTAGAATAGAGGTGCTTATGATATGAAATTAACTATATTATTTTTTAAAAATTAAATATGACATGGAGGAAATATGCATAACATAGTTTCCCGTAACCAATTAGTAGAATGGAATCATTTTAAAAATACTCTAGACAGATGTAATGAAGAATTAGATCTGGTCAATGATTACTTTGACTGCTTAATTGAATGCGATGAAAGTCAGACTGTGTGCAAACGTATATGTAAAAGTTTATTAGAATAGTATTAAGGTCCCTGTAGAGGGACCTTTTTTTGTATACATACATTTAAATATAGAACTATGAAAAAATCTAAACTAAAAATATTACATAAAAAGCTAAAAGAAATCCTTAACGAATTAGAATCTGAGATCTATTCCGATAAGGATTTTTATTTAACTAATGATAGTAGAGTTACTATCGTAGAGGATGATGATGGTTATACTGACTGAGTAGTAGTTGTTTTCTTTTTACCAATATTATACTTACTTTCTAAAGTCCACTCACCTTTATCTCTATAAGAAAGAACTTTAATTTGACTTAGAGGAGCACAATCTTCAACCATAGAAGATTCTACTACATCAACCAACCCCCAGTCAGATAACAACTGAGCAATACGATTTCTACGTTGAATATCATTTACAAAAAGATTTGCTTTTTTACCATCAAGAGCAAACAACTCTTTGAAGTGAACGATATAATACTTACCTTGTTTATGCAAAATATGACAAGACTGATAAATCTTTTTTTCTTTACGTGATGCAACACCGATACGAGTAAGAGTCTCGCGAACCTTCAGAAAATCATCAGGCTCCTTGAGTGTCACCTCAACCATTTTATCAGGCGACCAATTGTACTCCAGAACTTCACTCATTTTTTCCTCCAGTTTTCATCCTTTGTTTGATAAATTCAATTTGTTCTTCCGATAAAAGTCTCAGAGCACTTCTGGCTTTCTCATCATTATAATGATAATAATTTTTGATGAGTTCTAGGGTGTCAAGTTTTTCTTTTCTCAACCATGGAGAAAATCTTTTTTTCGGTCTCACAATATTTATAAAAAAATCATATTGCATCTTCTTTGAAAGATCAGAATGAATATTCATTTCATTAGCGATAAGAACTGTGTCTATAAAACCAGACATACACTTATTGATAATGAATGGGGGATAATCTTTTTCTGTACCATAGTCTTCATCAATCAAGTTAATTTTTGATTGATTAATAGAGTTCAACCAGTCTTTAAGTTCCATAATTTAAGTGTCAATCCAGCAATAATAAGGAGTGGAATCTATTGTATCATAGATATTTTCATGATTGAGCAAAGCTCTCCGGTAAGGACCAAACTTAATTCCTCTACCCCAACCAAGGTAGGAATTAAATAATTCTTTTTTAGTAACTTGTCCCTTCGATTTAATTATATCAATTAATCTGGTTGTCACATCAGACTGAATACATTTTTGTCTATCAATAAGATCATCTATGTAATCACTTATGTTTTTAATTTCAGCAGTATAGATAAGATTTTCACGTAAATAAGATTGAGATTTGACAGACATCTCATTTCGATATCCAGGATCATCTAGATACTTATTCAAAAGATTTACAGCGGTAGAATTTTCAGTAAAGAAATCTGCAGTTGGATTTAGTTCTTGATAGTAATCAGCGTCGTACATAATATATGGACAACCATTCATAATACCATCTGTAGTTGAAACACTCCATCCACCATAAACTTGTTTTGGAGAAAATCCAACTCTACATTGTTGAAGTTTTTTGTAATAACGTTGCTTATTAAACTTCTCAGTAGTAATCCAATCCTTATCTGATTTTTCTAACAATGGTATCCACACAGTAAAGTCTTCTCTAACCTCTCTGAGAGACTCTAGAACCTTCATAAAGTTATTGAAGTCTTTATATGTATCAGGTCTGTGATTAAAAACAATTAATTTATCGGTATTTGTATTTGGTTCTACAATATCAGATTCTTTAACTCCTAGATGATGTGGTGTAAGAATGTCCTTAAGTTTAATAAGGGTTCCCTTATTAAAGGTTTCGGTCGATTGCTTTAATACAAGATTTTTTTGACTCTGTGTATTGAGATAGCAACGTTCCATCTCAAGTAGTCCAAGAATATTTTGATTGAAACTTGGTTGACTCCATGCAACAACTTCTTTGAGATCAAACCAGTGACAATATCCAAAGTAAGAAGGGCTATGATGAGTTACATTACTGATAGTATTTTTAATAGCATGTGTATGTTCTGGAAGATGAGAGAATACTAAATCAATATCAAGATCATGATTGATAAGTCTTCTGAAAAAATCTACATCAAAATGAGAACGCATCGTAGGAGGATACGTAGGAACTTTCATAATAAGTTGACTGGTATTAGGAAAGTCCAACATCTCCAAGAAAGATGGGAGAATTAAATAGAAAAATAAATCAGTACGAATCTTATTAAGCTCAGTGATCATATTTGTAATCACTTGAATATAACTATCCTTTGTCAAATCCTTAGAGAACGTAATGTTTGGATAGACTAAAATTCGTATAGTCTTTTCAAATTTTTGGTCAGTTAAGAATTTGGTAAGCGTCATCTGATAATGTCAATAGTGTTCATAGTATTAGAATTCCAAACTTCAATATCTGTTCTCAGATAATTTTCACTAACAAGTTTTTGGTAACGATTAGAAGCTTTTCGTTTCCACCATTGTACCATATTTTCTAGATAAAATTTATCGAAGTTTTGTTTGTTTGGAATTAGTGTTTCAGTTTTACCAAGTATAACATCTTTAGCGTTTTCATATCCATAGTCAGACATATAAAAACGTTTCTGAGTTGTCACATCCTGTTTAGATTTAATGAATGCAACAAACTCTGTATACAGATCTGGATAGTATTCCTTCAGAGAATTTTTGATGATAGAAATCATCTTGGTTTGAATTTTGAGTTTGCGACTAGAAGCACCTTTATGAATTAAAGGACCACCATTCCTTTCAATAAACCACTTACTCAGATCATGATAGATGAAGTCTGGGAGAGTCAACAGAAACTTAGATTCTGTATCTCCACGATAACGAAGGTATGGCTTTAGACCATCATACTGACTGGTACCTTTGATATTACCATACAACGATGTTGTCTCAAACAAACACATTTCTGTATTGTACTTCTTATTCAACATCTCACGAACTTCATGACTACAACAGATCAATGACAGAAGTTTACCACCAAGATAGTTGAATCCAAACGGTTGAGTAGGAACGATGATAAATCCCATGATCGCACGTTTGTTGAAGATGGTCAGGTCAGGAACCCCTCCCAACCACTCGTTACGAGGTTTGGAGTTGATGATGGGAGAACCCAGTTTGATGAACCCTACAGCGGTGCCTGTGGTGGTCTCCTGGATCATCAGTTTCATCTCTTTACCTGGTGCTTCCTCGTAGGTAAATGATGCAGTCATTTCCAGAAGAGTATTGAACGTGCTGTGGTCTGGTTGAACAATACGAAAGTTCATGTCCTCAGGATGCATAGAGAAATCCTGAAACAGATCATCTTCATGGGACAAACCAAAGAGAGTTGGTGGAATCTCTTTGATACGTTCAATTTTTTTCATACGAAAGAAGTCATCAATACGGTTGATAGAACCGTATGCTTCATTGATCTTACCGTATGCGTATAGAGTATCTTCTGGAGAAAGAATCATTTATATATCAGTTTATTAGTTGGAGTTACAATTTTACTGAACATCTGATTATACTGGTTTACGATGTCTTCTGCAACCTCTGCAATGTAAACCACAAATTTTTTATTTACGGGCAAAGTTTTGTCCGATTTTGATACAAGAGGAGACCATGGAGCAAATCCAATTTGGCTCTCACCAGTAGGAATTGCTACAATAGCATCTTCTACTTCAAGTATACTATCAGTTTCACTGACGATAGTAGCAACAACGTCTTCACCAGAAGACATACGAATAAGTTTTACATTCATTTGAATTTACAGTCACACATTAGTTCAGTCATACATGCAAGCGTATTGATCTCTGGATCAACAGCAAATGCAGACTGATATTGATATTTAGCAAAAATTAAAACAGCTTGTGGAATAGATGCAGGTTCCAAAGATGTATACATGGTATCATATACTTTACGATGAACTGCACTTTGATCATTATCAAGGTTTTCCACAACCCACTTCCTAACTTTACTAAAGTCTTTATTTTTCATATTACCAACAAGATCTTTCAGATTGACTTCAGAAACTGCAGTTAGAATTCCTGTGTCAATACTACCAATAGAAGCATATCTTTGCAATTCATTTAAGACACGTCTCCAATCAGGAAAATATTTTTTGATTACTTCTGCGACAACTTTAGGATCATAATCAACAGTTTCTTTCTCAAGTATAGACCTGATACGGTTGAAAAATTGCCCCGCAATAGCTGTCTTTTCCTTTCCGTTGACTGAGAAGTCAACGACGGCACATCGACTGTGGAGGGGTTCGATGATTTTGTTTTTGTAGTTGCAGGTGAAGATGAATCTGCAGTTGTTATGATACGCCTCAATGTTTGCCCGTAAGAGGAGTTGTACATCATTGGTTGTGTTATCTGCTTCGTCAATGATGATAACTTTTGGTTTTCCATTTGCTTGAAGTGATACGGTCGTCGCAAAATTCTTTGCTTGGTTCCGTACCGTGTCCAGAAATCGTCCTTCGTCAGATCCATTAATTACGTAAAAGTCAACACCAAGTTCGTTGCAAAGAGCTTTTGCAACTGTAGTTTTGCCGATACCAGGGGGACCAGCAAGGAGAAGGTTTGGAACTTCCCCCTTTTTAACAAAACTTTGTAAGGTAGTTTTGATACCTTCGGGGAGAATACAGTCTTCAATTTTAGTAGGACGGTATTTTTCAACCCAGATAAAATCACTCATTATCAATTAAAAGTAGAGTCAGGTTCTAGAGCAATAAGATAGGACAAGTTCCACTTATCATGTGTAAACTTTGAAATATTAGCAGTAGATACCTGAACATTATACACTCCAGGCATAAGTTTTAGGTTCTCTACTTTGAAATTGAAACAAAATTCATTCTCAGTTTCACCAACCTTGACGGAGAAATTGTTAGATGTATCATTGTTCTTTGTACGAACCACAAGATTCATGTTTCCATTCTCACCAACCAAGGAAAGATCGGGAAGTTGATACACACTTGCTGCACGAATCAATGACGAAAGAACTTCTTCAGTCAAAGTAAACTCAACATCAATAGTTGGTAGTTCAATATCTTTTTCTGGAGGAGCAGTAATCACACTGGGATCGGAGAAAAAGTATTTAACTCTAGATTTATTACTGCGAATAGAAAGATAAGAAGTATTACCAAAATCAAAGTCAGGATCCTTAAACAGAGAGAGACCACCCAGAAATTCATTTAGATCATATACAGCAAAATCATTGTCGAAAGATTCTGGACATTCAAACTTTGCAAGAATATTTTTTGCAGGAGAAATAGTTCGCAGAATATTTCCCTTTTTAACAACCAACGAAGAGTTGATGTTAGAAAAGTTTTTGAGAATATTCAGAGTTTCGATGGAAATTTTCATAATTATTGTGGGTAGGGTTCAGTAACTGCAGCTTTGTCAGAAAAATGTAGAAGGAGAAGACCGTAGTGAAGGATCTTAATTATATCACGACGGGCAGTGCCCTTGCGATCATAACGTGAAGCATACTTCAGGATGTTACTGCGACAAAATGACTCAGCGTCTCCACATGCTTCAATTAAATCTAACGTTTGAATGCTGTCGTTGCCAGCAGAATAGTGTTGTCCATAAGTTCCAGCAATGTAATCACTCAGCTCTTTCAACAGAGCATCTTCATTGTATTTTTTTGTCATAGTTATTCAAAATTATAATAGGGAATTTCACCCTATTGATTATACAAATTATTTACAGTGTTGTCAAGTCTTGATCATCAAAAGTTTCTTCCTTAGGTGCAACTAGTTTATCAAACAAATCTAGGAAAGATTGTTTGGTGTCATTGTCAAATCTATTCAAACAAACACTAAGGGCTTTAGATTCATTACCAAAGATACTGTATGCACGAATAATGTGAACTAAACGACGAGTTGAAATAACTTCGTCGATACCACCTTCGGCAAATGTTTTACGAATAATTTCTGCCCAGTCCACCAGATTTTTACAGAATGTCGTATCTAACGACTCTTGCATATCTAGAGTTGATGAAACACCATCAAGAATTTTTTGTTCTGTTGTAGGATTAGGATAACACTGTTCAAACGTTACCGCAAATCTTTCAAGGAATGCTTCATTTAGCACATTAGTACCAATAAATCTTCCATCATCAGAACCCTTACCTTTAGTATTAGCTGTTGCGAATACATTAAACCCATCTGTTACATTAACATATTTGTTAATTTTTTTCAGGAACACACCTTTACCTTCAAGGATGGACTGTAGACAGAGGATTTTATTGCTAGCAAGGTCAACTTCATCGAGTAACAAGATTGCTCCTCGTTCAAGTGCTTCAACGACAGGTCCGTTATGCCAAACAGTTGCCCCATCGACAAGACGGAAACCACCAATAAGATCATCTTCATCAGTTTCAATAGTAATGTTTACACGAACAAGTTCTCGTCCAAGTTGAGCACATGCTTGTTCTACACTAAATGTTTTACCATTTCCAGACAGACCAGTAATAAACGTTGGATAGAAAATACCAGACTTGATAATTTTCTTTACATCAGAAAAATTTCCAAAAGGAACATATGTAGGATCTTTATCCGGAACAAGATTTTGGATTTCAATAAAAGGAACTCCAGTATCAGTTGAATAATTCTGTTCTAGTTTTTCTTTAACTGTAAGATTATACAAACCACGACCAACCTTGTATGGCTTTAGTCGATTACACAAGGTTACAAAGGAAGCATCACTAGTCTCACTGTATTCGGAAATATTTTTACGAGTAACGCTTGACCCAAATCGAGAGATTAGATCTGAAACAATTACGTCAGTAGAGTTCATTGGATGTCCTTTGGTTACTTGGCTATTATACTGCACAACGGTTGGTCCGTCAAGCAATTTGATTGACGAATTTTGATAAGATTATCTTATTAAACATTTTAGTTTTTACATATTTCTTAAACTGTGTTCTAATTTTACTTTTACTATCAGTATTTGAAGCATTGATTACAGCTTCAGCACCATTAAAATCTCCTGATCCTGGAAGAACATATAGTTCATCATATCCTAAGTTATTAATAACAAAACATTTATCAGATCTCCACATTTTTTTGTAGTGATCATAATTGTCTGTTCCACCATCAACTGATGCCCTAATAATATATTTAATATTATATGACTCAGAAAGTCTAAACCCAATAATATTTGATCCTGTCATCCACTTATAATATTTAATCAAAGCAGTTGTTACATTCATTCCACAAGTTCTGTAATCATGACTATCGTTGATATTTAAATCTACATATCCACTACTAGGATCTTTGATACAAATTACATTATATTGAGAATCATAATTTATAGGTGTTCTAGAAATGTATTTTTCACCATCTACATGTTTTTTAGTTGTGCAATACGCCAACCCGTTTGATTCTCCATCAGTAAGAAATACTGTATTTACTTTATCAACTTTAGTTTCCCGTTTAAATTTATTAAAAACATATATTGCGGCAAGAATAGTATCATTCAATGGAGTTCCACTCAAAGAATAATTTCCATGCGGCATATTACCAGACCTAGCTTCAATACATTTCATCAACGCCCAAAGTTTAAATAATTGATTATCAAATTCAGAATTTTTAACTTTGCTATTAAACAATTCGATTAAACGAAAACGTTGACTTATTGCAATTTCATAATCTCTAATTGTTTCACGATATGGTTTACGAGGTTCATATACACCATGATCTGAAAAAGCAAATACTTGGAAAGGAATGTTTACTTTTTTACAAAAACTAATTAAGTTAATTAATTGTTTAACAGTACCAGTCATATTATCACACATAGATCCAGACCAGTCAATGTACATAATTAACCCATGATTCTTTCCATTGGGAAGAATAGTGTTCTTTTTAAAAACGTCTTCAGACCACTTATAAGAAAATAATTTGTTTGTATTTAGAACTCCTGTTTTAGATATACCAGAACGATTATATTGATCAGCTTGTTTTTTCATTTCAAACTCTTTCACCATATAAGAAACTGATTTACTACTTTCAGTTTTAAAGGAAGTAAAAGATTTTTTCCAAAGATCAATAATATTAATATTATTATAACCTAACGATGCTTTCTCAAAAAATTCTATATTCTTATTCATGTTTTCTGTAAACATACTGATTGGTTCAATGCATTCGGACCAATCAATAGATGGTGGAGTTACATACACATGTTTCATTGCCGTAGTATCTACAAGAGTTTTTGTATTGCGATTCCATGCTCTATCCGTATCAGAAGAATATTCTTCTTCATCATAATCAGTGTTTAAATCATTATCAGGCTCAGTTCCCTCACCACCTTCATTACCATCAGTCTGAGAATTGGCATCATTACTATCAGACTCAGAATCTTTTATTTCAATTGGGATCTGTTCACCATTATCAGGTTGATCAGTTTCTGAAATATTTTTTACATCATCTAAATTAATATCTTCTTTATCTTTACTCTCATTAATATATTTAATAAGTTTTTTGCAAATATCTACAACATCATCAAAAGTTTCAGCATTCCTAGTCATCTCAATAAATTTATTTTCTTGATGTGAGAATGGAATAATTGTATTGATATCATGAATACCAATCTTAAAATAAATATTAATTCTATCAATCAATTTCATCGTAGACAGTTTTAGTCCACGTAACTCAAAAAAATCTTGATTATTAAGTTCTGCATATCCTTTGTAAAAAGACTTTGAAAGTCCTGGATACCTTGCCTTAATCATTCGTTCAATACGGGCGTCTTCAATAACATTAAGGAATGATTGAGGAACATCCTCAGTATAATAATCTGATGGTGTATATAAAGCATGTCCAACTTCATGACCTACAAGAAGATCATAGATGTCTTCTGTAATGTTTTCCCATACAGGAAGTTGAAGAACTCTGGTCTCAACATTGAAAGATGCTGTAGAGACATTACTATGTTCAACTGTCAGGTTTTCAGTTGCAAGAAGTTTTGCAAGATTGCTTTTGACTTGAGAAACTGACATAGTTTTTTATCGATACAGCTAAGATACCATGAAAGGGGAGTGGTGTCAACCATCAATCCATATGGGTTCCTTATCAATGCGAATGAACTTAAAGTGTCCCCATCTAGAGCCCCAGATATATTCGTCCGTATCTACCTCATAACCTCTATCATAAACCTTATAACTGTCTTCACTAAGATAGGTAGAATTTTTTACATATGTTTGTTTTCCTTCTCTCTCCACTAAACAATCACAACCTTCAACTTCACCTACAAATTGTTTGCCATCAAATTTAAAAACCATATCACAGTTGGGCATATATTCATCCTCCAATGTATAATTTTTTGCAATGATCAATCCATCAGATTCTGATATTACATTTTTAAATTTTCGATATGTATTATCAGTATATACTGTTTTTTGTTCTCCATAAAAAGTATTGTCACCCATATACTTATGACTCAAGTTAACTTCCTTGAACATGAATGGGTGAGACAATGCTTGTTTCCTGTTGGTAAATGAACCCACATACCAGTCTATAAATTTATCTATCATGAAACTGTGACCTTACTAAAGTTTTTAACCTTATCAAATTTCATAACTCTATCAAACTTATCAAGAAGAACATCTCCTTTATGAGAGATAATAAAGATGTTAGTATCGTCCTGAACTCCTCTGATAATTCTAAGGAATTCATCAGTACCACCAACGTCAAGAGAAGAATCAAAAACCTCATCTAAGATAAGAAGATTTGTGTTTGCAGAATTTTTAAGTTTAGCAATAGATCTCCAAGTAAACATCAGAGCAAGGTCAATTCTCATCTTCTCTCCTTCACTAAAGGAGCTGTATGTAAAATCATCTCTATGTCTAGATTTAATACTTTCGTTAAACTCTTCATCCAAAGTAAAGTTTACATAGAAGTCAAGTTCTTGTAGATACTTATTGATAAGTTGATTCATAACAGGAAGATACTTCCTAATGATCATTGACTTAATACCACCATCTTTGAGTAGTGAAGAAATAACATCATAGTTTCTTTTAGTATCTTTTATATCTGTAATAGATTTTTGTACAGATAATCCTTCGGTGCCGATGGCAGATAACTTTTCTTTTTCACTATCAATATCTAAACTATCATTTTTTAAATCTTCAATCTCACTTTTGATATCCGAAATAATTTTTTGAGTTGTTTTAATAGTTTGCAATTTTGATTTGATATCCCAATTAATATCAGATACCTCCATATTCATATCAGATTGTTTTTCAATAATCTTATTTGCTGTCTGAAGTTGACTCTTATATTTTTTAACTATTTCAGTTGTATCATGAATAATTTTAGAAGATTGAAGAATATGCTTTTTCTTAACATCTTCAGTTATAGGTTGTGTACACTTTGGACATACATCGTTATCTACAAAAAAGTTTTCTTCTTTTTCAGTTCTTGTAATTAAGTTAGTATTAGTTGTAATTTCCTTTTCTAATTTTTTAATTTTTATATCAATACCATTAAATTTAGTTAGTTCTTCTAATAATTGAGTTGCATGAGTATTAGATTTTTCTATGGTTTTATTTAATACTTCAACACCCTCTTCTAGTTCTACAATTTTATCTTGCTTCTGAGATATAGTTTTCTTTGCCGTTTTCTCTAAAGACTTAATATGATTAGTTTGCATTTCTGCTTTCTCTTTCAAGAAAGCAATATCGGTTTCAAAATTTCTAAGTTCTTCACCTGATGTTTTAATTTTATCTTTTAGAATAACATTCATTGTAGAGAAGATACGAATATCTAGAAGATCCTCAATAATTTCTCTACGTGATCCAGCAGGTAACTGCATGAAAGGAACAAATGTAGAAGAACCAAGTACAACAATTTGAGTGAATGATTTGTAGTTTAGTTTCAATACGTATTGTTCAAACCATTTCTGTTGATCTACTGCAGAGGAATGTTGATCAAGTAAAACTCCATTCTTATGAATTTCAAATATACCAGGTTTCATTCCACGTCGAACTAACCACTCAGTAGCACCAACTGAAAATATAACTTCTACTACACAATCTTTTTCATTGATACTATTGATAAGTTGATTTTTATTTACTTTACGAAAAGATTTATTGAACAGTGCAAATACAATTGCTTCAATGATAGTACTCTTACCAGCACCATTCTGACCAACAATCAGAGTTGTGTTAGTAGAATCTAAAAAGATTGTTATAGGATTGTTTCCTGTAGCGAGAAAATTTTTATAAGTTACACTCTTAAATAAAATCATGCGAATCAAATTTTGGTGGGATTACAAAGTCGTTTGGTGTTATTATAACATAATTATATCCGAATCTCTCACAAGCCGCAACTACTTGTTCACTCTCAATCTCAGTTGCTTCAACAGATGGAAATCCATCTGCTTCTAAAAGTCCAACATACCGTTCAGCATCATCACTAGTTTCAAACAACTGAAGGACTTTTTCACCTTCCTGTGTTATAACGGCATATGCTCCTTCAGTTTCATCTGACATCGTGAGAATAAACATTATTGCACCTCGCAAGCCTCAACATAAATCGATTTAATAATATTTTTAATACTATTTTTATTAAGATTTATATTCTCTGTTTCATCTATATATCTATTGAGAGTAGTAAGGGTATCCTCACCCTCAAAAGTTTCTTCAGAGTTATCTAAGTTTAAATTATCAGTTTCAATAACTTTAATATCATGTACACCTGTGTCATATAATTTTTCTAAAACTTGTTCAAATAAGTTATTATCATTTCTTTCTTCTATAAAAATTTTAATGTACATATCTTTATATTCAGAAGCATTAAAATTTTTATAATTATTTTTTACATCATTATAAAATATTTTATTAAAAATACGATATGGGTTTTTAATAAATCCTAGTTTCTGAGTCTTAGCATCTAGTAAATGAAATCCTCTTTCTGCTTTATAATCATTCCAAAAAAGTTCATATGGATTTCCAAGGTATTTTATATTCCCCCTTTCTGATTTATGGTGAAAATGTCCTGAAAAAACTTTATCAAATTTATTAAATGATTCTGATTTTAATCCACCCTCAAACACATGACCAGGTATAGCTTGAAATCCATCGATCTCAAGATGACCCATAATAATTTTAGAGTCAGTGTTGTTTAAGTGATTAAAAACTTTATCATAATTTTCAGAATTAATCCACGGAAGCATCGTTATTTTTAATCCTTCTATAGTAATATCTTCAACCTCACTATAGATATGAATGTTACCGTAACTATTTAAAAGTAATTCTGGTGTATTAATTTTATTTGTATTTTTATAATATGCAGTATGATTACCAACAATCATATGAACACGTATACCACGTTCTGCTAACTTATCATAATAGTGTTTCTTAATACGATGCCATGCAGCAAGATCAATATTTTTTCTATTATCGAACGTATCACCGAGATCAATAATATTTTTTATTTTATACTTATCTAAAGAAGGAAAGAATACATTATCATAAAATTTTAAGAAATAATCCCAGAACACTTGAGAGTTTTTTCTCCCATCAAGATGTTGATCAGTAATAAGGGCAATGGTCATCGATTAACTTTAATTTCAAGGGACTCTTTAATACTATTCATCGTAGAAGAATCATATCCTAACACCGAACTATCTGCGCTAAACACTTCATCAAATCCAGACTTCTCTAGGATTCGTGTTTTAATATCTAATTGTTTTTTCTCTCTCTGTATTCTACGTAAGAATGCAAAGTAAATAATTTGAGTAAAATAAGCAAATGGATTAGAAGATTTTTCTGGATCAAAATTATCAATGTATTGTAAACAGTTTTCAATACCGTCACAAATCATATCATCTTTGAACATATAGTTAACAAAGTTTGGTCTGTATGATAGGTGTGTTGCAATCTTTAAAAAACATTCTCCAATGTATTCTGGTACTCTTGGTCTTGTTTCACCTGATTCTTTTGCCTTAATGACTTTGTTTCTATAAACTGTAATAGCTTCTAAAAATTCTTTATTGTTTACATAATGTTCTTTTTTCTTCATGGTACATGTCAGCTATTAGCTTTCGTAATTGTTAGTAGTATACCACATTATCAAAGACTTGACAAGTGGTTAAAATGTCTGTATAATAACTCTGCTAAGGTTCAGAGAACAACTTAGCTATCTTTAAAGATCTTCTCTAAGCTATCTCTTGCATCATTTACTTTATTTTTAAATCCCATCTCTTCATTAAGATCTAATTTACTTGTATCTTCTTGAAAGAAATATTTACGTAATGTTCTATTGTATATCTTTTCTATTCTATCATCTGCTTCATAGATAGTTATTGTTTTTTCTTTCTCTACAAATAGAATTTCTTCTCTAGAGAATTTAACCCATGGTCTCAAATCTATCTTTACCATTTCACCAGCTGGTGTTTCAATAATAGTTTCTTCTACACTAAATGGATTCTCAATAACAAATCCATTCTCTTCTTCACATACTAATACTCTACCAATAATTTCTTCACCACTAACTAACTTTAGCATTCCGATAAATTCTTGAATCATCATTCTTCCTTTCTCCTAAAATTGATTGGAATAATCTCATAATTAAAATTTTCTTGAGAGTAAGTTTTTACTCTTTCTACCATATGATTTAATGTATAGTTTCTTCTATCTCCTTTTGTGAAATCGTCTGCAATATCAAATAATGTTGCTATTTCTTTTTGATTGCTTTTACGAAGAGCTCTTCCTATTGATTGTAAATTTCTTATTCTTGATTTACTAGGACTGGCAAATACAATGTTATGTAATTTTTTAATATTAATGCCAGTAGAGAATGTTCCATATGAAGCAATAATTATAGCATCATCTTGGGTCTCTGTAATTTGTCTAACCTCTTCTCTATCCTCAGTATCTACACCACCATGGACAAAGAATACCTTTCTATTCTCTGATACACTGCTATTTATCATATCGTAAAGTACTTGACCATGCTTCTCTACATATGCAAATAAGATAAGAGTATTACCAGTTTGATTTAATGTAAGTTTTTTAATAAATTTATTTCTCTTATCCATAGTACAGATATGATCCATCTCATCTTGATATGAATCAAATAATAATTCTGGATGTTGTAATAATAAAATATTAATTTTTAATGCTGATAGATGACCTTTATCAATTAGTTGTTTTGTCTTAATAACTTTATTGACTGGTCCAAACAATCCCTCCAATACAAGTTGGTTTGTACTTGATCCATCTAGAGTTCCAGTAAATCCAATACGATGTTTACAATTATGTAACTTGGTCATAATATTGATTAGAGATTTTGCTTTAAATAAATGTGCTTCATCTCCAATAATACAATCAAATTGTTCAAAATAACTTTTAGGTAATTTATATATTGATTGCCAAGTTGTTACTACTACTTGTTTATTAGTTTGTTTATCTTTACCGGCATAAATTTTATGACAGTTATCTTCAGAAGACCAACCATACGTATCAAAGTCACCACACATCTGTTCAACTAATGATGTAGTAGGTACAACAATTAATATTCTATCTCCTCTATTTGCAAAAAATCTAGTAATAGAATAAATCATTAATGACTTACCCGATGCAGTTGGAGATAATAATAACCTACGATTATATTTTAATGCCTGAAAAATAGCATAGTATTGATAGTCTCTTACCTTGAAAGGTATATTTAAACTCTTAACAAAATCTACTATACCATTAACTGATATTAAATCATTGGTTTCTTGTGGTAAACCATAATATTCATTATCTTTGTTTTCGTAACTATACTCTCTGGAATCTAACCATTCAACTAGGTAGTCATACAAACCACAGTATATTTTTCCATCAGCTGGACTGAACAATTTAATTGTACCATCCCACAATCTTTTTTTATATTGAGGCATGAACTTTGCATTTGGAACTTCAAATGTAAAATACTCCGACAGTTCATATTTAATATGCGGTTCACACTCAACAGTTAAATATACTTCATTTTTCTTTTGAATAACTACATCAGTCATTAAATACTACCTTGCATAAATTTTTGCCAGTCAATACTATTCTTGATTTGAAATCCTCTGTTGTTTAAACATTGGAGAACTTTTTCAAGAAAAAACATAATCTCTTCATAATAATTTATGCGAGTTTGTAGAAGCTGTAATTCAGGATCAGAATCCATATACAATCCTAGGTCTGACTTCAGTACTTTTAAGTCAAACGGTTTTTCTTGGTACACACTTGGTTCTGATTTACCTGTGTAATACTCAAACTTATCTCTGAGTAGAGATTTATATTCATGGTCCTTTTTTATTTTTAACAACCTAACATCAGACAAGTAATTTAAATACTTGCTGTGTAGTTGGGGAATTTTAATTGATTCTTCGTCTAGTAGATCTTGTTCAATTTTTGAGTCTTCAGCCCATTGGGATTTAATGTCGTCAAGTGTTATCATATAAAATCAATCAGTATCTTATCTAGGCTAACTTACATCCTTTATATCATAGATAGTATATTTAAATGTAGCATCTACAGCAAAATACTCAGTGTCTGTATATGTAGCATCAAAATTTAATCCTCCCAAAGATACTGGAAATAAATCTTTGAAATAAATTTCAAATTTTCTATTAAAATTACTATCTAATACAAATATTTGACCATCACTATATTGTTTTTCTTGATAAGAATCTCCATCAGAATAATCGGTCCAGTCTTTTTCTCCTTCTGGATGTCCTAGATATCTAATCCAATTATGAATAGATTTATAGTTTACTAGTTTTTCATCTACTAAAAATCTTATAGAAAGATCATCATAGTTAACTTCATCTCCTGGTTCTGGAATCGCATTAAACCTAGTTGCTTGCATAGCAACGGATAAATTTACTGAAGGTATATTAGCAGATTGACAGTAGAAAGATACTCCAGGCAATTTTTTTAAATTAAACTGAAATCCTATTCCAGAAAGAAAGTTGGAAGGACAGTTTGGATTGTCAGCAAAATATGCCATAATGTTTTAGAATTATTTATAAAAAAAGAGGGCCCCTTTGGGACCCTCCGAAAGAATGTGAAAAACGAATCACATAAGGTTGAGAACGCGAGTACGTCTGTAGTAGACGTTTGCGTTTGCAGTCAATGCAGCGCTTGACTGAGTGGTTCCACGGGAGAATGGGTTCGCGACCATGCCGTAGCGAGTCTTGAAACCAATCTTTGGTTGGAATGTGTCCTGACCGATGGAACGGACCATCTGGAGAGGAACGTATGGGCAGTAGAAGAGACCTGCATCATATGCAGAAGTACCCTTATAACCCATGACGTAGAAGTGATCGTCTGCAATGTTAGCAGAGTAAGGATCAACATAGACCTTAATACGACCGTTAAGTGTACCAACTAGAGTTGACTCGGTGTCATCAACACCTGCCAAACCGTTGTTACCACCTAGAGCAGGTGCGTAATCAAGAACGCCTGCCATACCTAGAGCACTTGCAACGTCTGCAGAACAGACGATGAAGTTACCCTTCCCGCGACGAGTCTCTTGACCGATCGCGTTAGCATCTCTTTCAATCTGGTAGATAAGTCCTTTGAACTTCTCTGCCATCCAACGACCGTTGGAGTCAACGTCTAGGTCGAATGAACCTGCGTTAGCAACGTTGTTCTGAGCACCTGGTTTTGCAGTTACGTAGATTGTACGTACAACTTCACGGTTGATTTCAGCAAGAACTTCAGCAGAAAGAATGTTAGCAAGTTCTGCTTCAGCGTCAAGACCATGGATCGCCTTAAGGTCTTGAGCGAGTTCTAGTGAATACTCAGCTTTCAGAGCGCGACCTTTTGCTTCAACAGCAACTTTCTCAATCGAGAATGACATCTCGCGGAAAGCGGTTCCTGAAGAAGATCCAAGTGCTTCCTGAGTCGCGGTGTTCATACCACCGACAGCGGCATAGTTACCAGGTGAAGAAGCGTTAAGAACTGAAGGGTTGGTTTCAGCTTCGCCAGTTGCGGCAGAATATGCACCGTCATCAGCAGAGAATCCAGTTGGAGTCTCGTTGTAGAATGCTTCGTTAGTGAATACGTTAGGGGTCGCACCGTTACCATCGCGGTCAGTACCACGTTGTGAACGCATTGCGAAGATAAGTCCAGTAGGACCAGACATTGGTTGGACACCGCAGATGTCATATGCCATCAACTTAGGCATTGAACGGCGGATCAAGCTGATTAGAACAGGATCGAAACCAGCAACAGGTGGGTTAGCACCTGAACCTGAAAAACCACCAGTACCAGCAGAGTTGGTTGGAGTCTCAGTAAGCATTCCACGCTCTTCTTGCATGAAACGTTCTTGGTTTTCTAGAAGAACAGCGGTAACTGCGCGTCTATGATTGTCTTTGATGTTATCAAGACCGGTGTGCTCGAGTACGGGAGCCCACTTCTCTTGAAGGTTTTCTGAATTATACATTTGGGAATTTCTCCTAGTTGTTTGTTATGTTAGGAATCTGAATTATTTATAGAAAACTCAGTTAGACCATTTAGAAAGGGCGGCGGCATATGCAGCCATAGGACCTTCAGCTGAGATAACCTGAGCTTCTGTTACAAGATCTTCAGAAGATGAAGCTTGTGTTCTAGGAAAATAGTTTTCCTTGATCGTCACGATCTTTTCACGATAAGATTCTTCACTAACGAACTCAACACCTTCTGCGAGAGAGGCAAGCTTTTCTCTTTGTGTCTGAGCAAGACCTTCGGAAATTTCTGCAATTGCTCCATTTCTAATATAAGTTCCGAGGGTCGCATTAAGACCAACGTTTGTTTCGATTTGCTCGTTGAGTTTCTCTTCCATTTCATCTAATTTCTCGGACATTTCTCCGAGAACGTCATACTTATCTTCAGGGATATCGACATAATGTTGTTCAAAGAGTCCCTTGAGACCAAGGATAAACTCTTCACTCAATTCACTGCGGAGACCAGTGTCAACCGCAAGTTGATTTTCCTTGACCCATTGTTCTGCAACGTAGTCAAGATGTGATTCAACTCTAGTTTCTACTGACTCTTTGACTTCAGCAACTTCTTGCTGAAGTTTTTCTTCAAAAGTCTTTTGAATTTTTTCTACTTCTTCAACAACCTTCGCTTTAACAGCGGCTTCAAAAATGGTTGCTGCTTTAAATTTAAACTCGTCGGAGAATTCTTCTCCTTGTAGAAGTGCTTCGACATCTTGTGTGACATCGATTGAAATTTCTTCTACTTCTTCGGTCTCTTCCTTGACGCCTGATTGTCCAGGTGCGGAACCATCAATGGTTGGCATTGGATCTGGTGTACCACCAGTCTTGTTAACCACGTTAGAAACTTTCGATGCTTTCGCAGAAACTTTCTTACCTGGTGTTTCTTCAGTACCTGGTGAAGGCTTAGTTAATGGACCACCAAGATCTTCAGCAGAACCAGTCTGACCTGGTACAGTGTTGTCAATCTTTGGCATAGGATCGCCGGCTTTTGCGTTAGCAGTCACCGAAGATTCTTCTAATTCAATATTTTTGTCGGACATGGTTTCTCCTCGAAGAAAATGGTATTTTCTAATAATATTTATGAAATTTTTAAGTTACAGAGAAAGCTTTCAAACATTTTTAACTTTCTTTCTGTCAAGTCATTCCTTGAAGAAGACTCGATATGGTGTTTGGCCTTTTCGAGTGCTGACTGTTGCCAGATTCCATTGTCCCAAACCCACTCTGCTCCTTCCATAATACCCTCAACAAAAGCATCAGGCGCGGAAGGATCTGCTACAATATCTGCAGCAGTAGAGAGCATAAAATCATCTTTAACGATATTAGTATCACCTCTCTTCTCAATGGACCCAAGTCCTCTAGAAGATACACCTAGTTTTACTCCTTCGTCTAACAAATTCTTCGCGATTTTACCCATTGGGGTTTCTAGAAGTTTTGCTTTACCGATAAAGTTTTTTCCTTCGGCACGTAATGATACGATTTTATGTGATACTCGATCTAAATTGATGGTTGGACCATCAGGATGACCGAGTTCACCCAAGGCCCTACCTCGTTGAATGTAGTTTTCATTATACTTTGACACCTCACGGTCTAGAGTATCGAAAGGATACATTCTACCATTACGATTTCTAATGTCAGATTGGAGAAATACTCCCTCAATAAAATGACTTTTTTTACCGTTAGCATCTTCAGTAACAAACTGAACGTCTACAATTTCTTCGGAGATAAGTTTCATTGTTCTGGTGTTTCCTCGGTTTCTTGTTTTTCAGGTTCTTCACTATTAGCAGAAGCCTCAGGAGTTTCATCTGCAATGTTAGTTTCTGTGTCCTGCGTATTTGTAGCATCAGGATCAAAAAACTGTTTCGCAATTTCTACTTTGCGAGTCTGCAATTGTTCAGAACTTTTTCCGTAAAGAGCATCATAAATTTTTTCATTGGCATTAAAATTATCTTTGCTTAGAATAGCATCAACAATTTCTTTTGATACAGTAGTCATAATAATACTTAACCTACTCTTTTATTTATCAAATGTTTCCTTTATTATAATCAGAAGATGATATTGCTGCAGCAAAAGCACTGTCTAAGTCACTTCCGCCGGCACCATTTTCCGCACCACCTTCTGATGGAGGAAGTTGACCACCCATCTCATCACCCATCATTGCCATAGGATCCTGAATAATTCCGAGTGATTTTTCTTTCTCTATTTGAATATCCATCTCTTCAATTTCTTCATCAGTAAAGTGAAGAACTTGCTTACGAACATAATCAGCAGAAAAATATTTTCCAAGATAAGGTTCCATCAAACCAACAGTATTTAATCTTTCTGTTAAAAGTTCATTATCTTTTAGTTCTGTAAAATGATTATCAAAAATAAAATCATATTGAATATTTTCTTTCAAATCTTCCCAATCCTCTAGGGTCATAATACCCTTAAGAACTAGTTGAGTTTTTAGAAGATCATGAAAGAGTTCTGAGAACTTTTTGCGGAGACGACCAACAAATTTAGCAAACTTAAGTTCGTCTCTTGTAATCTCATTTGATCTTCCAATAGTGAAAGACGATTCTTGTTCGAGTCTTGAAAGAGGAATATTCAAAGACTTATAAAGTTTTTTCTGAAAATACTTAACGTCTTCTAGTTCACCTAAATTCTGTCCACCAGGTAGTGTAGTAATCTCAGTACCACGACCACCTTCGCGACGAGGCAACCAAAAATCCTCAAGCATACTCATGTGCTTACGATCATCACGAACTTCACCAGTATTTGAATCGTATACCAACTTATTACGATAACGGTTCATAACCTCTTTTAGGTATTGTTCCGCTTTCATCTTAGGTAGATTTCCAACATCAATATAGAAAATACGACGTTCTGGAGCACGCGACAATCTATAGATAACGAGACTATCCTCAATCATACGGAGTTGATTGACAGATTTAATTGCTTTGTGTAGGAATGATAAAACAGTGTTCCTGTTATGATCCATCAAACCAGAACTTACAGCACATATCGCATCATCAGCAATCTTTAGTCCTTTTGCTTGAGTTGCTTTATATCCATGGGGAAAGTACATATAATATTCAAGTACTTCACCATAATCAAATTTTTCTCCTGCAGGTCCTCTTTCTACATCTGCAAGAGTTTCTTTTTTCTTTACAACTTCTCTTACTTTTTTAATTTTTAGTGCATCAATATATCTTAATTCTTTGATTCCTTCTTTAGGATTTTCAAAGTCAATCATTTTATGATAGTGCATTCTACCATCAATATACCATCGACGGAAAATGTTATGACACTTCTTATCAAAATCCAATAACTTAAGAATAAGTTTAAATTCTTCTCTAATCTGTTTCTTGATTTTATCACCAACTTCTAGGTTAGACAGCTCAATATTTACAGGAGCAAAATCTAGGTCACTACTAATAGATTCATTGATGATGTCATCAATAGCACTATCGCACTCTGGGTGAAGAGCAATTTCTCTGTACTTTTTAATTAACTCAAAATCATTATTATTTTTGGGGATACCATCAAGGTCTACATACTGACCAAAGTAGGCACCAGCCGCAACTGTGGAGGTGCCTTCATCATTATTTGGAGGAGCGGGTGAATAAAGTTTTTCTTTCTTCTTGCGCTCCTCAATTGAGAACCCAAATAACTGAGTCATAGTATAAAGTCTAATCTTTCTCTATTATTTATCAAACCCCAGTATCGAGGCTTGCCTTAGAGACTTCATAGTAGTTATACTGGAATTCTACTGTGAATTCTTCAATCTGATCATTCGACTCATAAGAGAGATCGATTGCAGAAAGTGAAGAAGGCCAAGCATCGTAGAATTTATATCCGCGAATAACTTCCATTCCATCACGACCCTGAGAATTCATTGACTGAGGGGTTTTATTTGGTTTCTGTTGGTCTCTACCTAGTTGGAAGACTTCAAGGTCAACACAATAACCAGGATTATCATCACCGTAACCAAGTTGTGATACGTTTTCAGTTAGTGCATTAATACCTCTAGACCAGGTTTCAAATGCTTTGCGGATACCGAATTGACCGTCATTTACAACGGTAACAGACCATGGTTCAAATGTTCTGTCTCCAGCAACCTTAAGCATTCTACCTCTGAAAGGAACATCGATTGTTCCGATCGTTGATGCAGGTAATTGAGCAGTCTTCACAAGGAATTCTGCTCTTTCGGTAATAACGTTTGATGAATCTACTGATTCAATATCAGTGATCGTATTTAGCGTTGTTGGGAAGTTTAGACGAACCAAGAACAGATTGGGTCTTGCGCCGCCATTGATGAGTTTAGTCTTAAACTCCGAAATACCTCTTGCCATTTTTCTTTATCTCCTAGTGTAATTTAGCGAAAGAGAACGAATTAGTTTGTAAGTTCGTTGAACGAAACACCAGTTCTAGTGGCGACAAACGTGATAGTAATATAGTTAATTGTACGAGCTGGTTTGATGAAGATTTCAGCAACTAACTCATTTCTGTCAATAACATCTGGAGTGTTGTTTGTACTATCACAAACAACTAGGAAATCATAGATACCTCTTCTACCTTGTACACCTCTTAAATAAGGTTCGATAGCAGATCTGAATCCAGATCTTGTAAGTTCATCATTGATCTCAAATAGTTGATACTTAGAGAAGTTTGCAATATTCTTCTCAAGTTCAATAAAGAGACGACGAACATTGATTCTATCAAATGCAGAGGGCGATGCAAGACCAGTTTTGTCTCCAAAGAGAACTATACCTTGACCAGGGAATGAAACAATTGGATTGATTCTGTCTGTGTAAAGTCTATCTCTTTCTGCTTGTTTTGGACTGTAAGCAAGTTTAGTTGCATTACGGATCTGTCCTCTATTATATCCAGCAGGTGAGAACCAAGTTTCTGAATTGTTGGTTGTAGAAACACAAAGACCAGCAACGTCTGCAGCACAAGGCACGTAACGATAAACATCATTGTACTTATCGTAGATATACTTATATCCAGAGTCAAACATAGCATAGGATGTACTTGGTAACGTTCTGAAGAACGCGATGATGTCATCAGTCTTTTTAGATGTGGTGTTGGAGTTAACAACATCAGATTTTTCTGGTGAAGCAACAACCACACAATCTCTTCTCTTTTCTGCGATTGCAATCAATCTAGCAACTACTGTAGTTGAGATATGACCAGGAACCAAGAAATCAACATCACCAAATAGTTCTGGATCCTCTACTAAATCATAACCAGAAACTAGACCGGCTCTAACTGATGCAATAGCAGCAGAGTCTACATAACTATAATCATCACCATCTGCGAGTGAAAGAGTACCAACTGAATCATCAGTTGTTCCAGTACCGGAACCAGTACCATCAAAATCGAATAACTTAAATGTAGCACTTTGAAGAGCTGCACCAATTTCTGCCGCAGTACCAACCTGACCAGCTAATGCAAGTTGTTCGCCAGAAGTAATAAATATACTATCTCCAGGATAAATATATTCTGACTGATCTTTAACTACTGTTTTGTAGTATGTAGTAGATCCTTCTGCACTTTTTGCATCAGATGCTTTAGAAACAAATGTCAATGTTTCTAGTACACTACCAGGAGTACCAGAAACAGTACCATTAACATCTACAACAGCAATATGAAATTCATCATACTTAGCACCTTTTGTAACTGCAGAAGCAGATGTTCCTGGTTGTGGTGCGATAGAAGACCATTTTCTATTTGTTCCATACTCTAGTGTACCGTATACATCATCGGATACAAGAGCAGATACCGTTGCAAGAGCAGCGTTACTTGCATCAACTAATGATTCATTACCAGTTAGTCTTTTAGTGGTATCCCATAGAGTTACTTGAATAGTATCTACGTCTACTACTTTGTAAACGTTACCTTTATAAGTTTTACTACCAGATACCCACTGGAAATAAGTTCCTGCTGTTAAACCATGACCGGTTGCAGTTACTTGTTGATCAGCGCCATGGTCAACGACAACAACCTTAACGGCATTGTTAAATGATCCAGCAGTTCTTGCTGCCCAAGTATAATCCTTGGTTGTAGTTGAATCGAAATCGTCCTTGTTCTTAATTACCAGACTAGTGGAAGAAGTTCCATCTAGTTTGATATTAGCATTGTTAAGACCAAGATCTGTAGCGCCAGTAGGTCTAATTACAGCAACGACTGCACCATATTGAATTAGGGTTGCAGCTGCAAACCATGACTCGTAATTATAGTTATTTGGTTTACCAAAAATTTCTACAAGTTCTCTTTCACTAGAAACGTAAGTTACTTGATCCGTAGGACCACGTTCTGCGTCGATAGCAACAACACCAATATTTTGATCAGCTACTTGAACGGTAGCTGTAAAATCTATTTCCTTAATGAGTACTCCAGGTGAAGCTAATGTCATTTTCTATACCTCTATGAGATTTTTTTCTCAAAACTATTTATTTATATCGATTCTTTGGTGGGGAAACAATGCATGAACATGCTACTAGTCTAGACTACCAGTCTGGATATACATCTTTTATTCTTGGAACTGACCAATATGGTATGTCTGGGTTATCCTTTCTAGTTTTAGTTACTCTTTTCTTTGTACACTCCTTACACTCATAAGAATACGATGATGGTATATCACCTCTATCTTTTCGTGTAAGATAAAAACCATCCATTAGGTCCTTTACTTTATTACAAGTTCTACATCTTCTTTGTTGAAATAATAAATGTTCCAGGGAAATTTCTTCATCTAAATCCATCACTTATACTCCCACATATAAGACATGTCTCCATACTCACTTGCTCTATTCCAAGTATCACCCTGTTCATCTACAAAACTATCTTCTTCGTTACCGTTTAATATAAAACCAAATGGTGCCATATCTTCTTCAATAGATTCTCTTTGATCTTCAAAAATTCTTTTTCTAACATCATCAGAAGTAAGTTCTCTAAAATACTCTTGCACAGACAACCATGCGAAAATAACAAGACACATAGCAAGGTCATCATTACATCCCTCTTCTGCTTCAAATGATTGTTTCTTTTGAATAAAAGTTGTCATCTCAGCAATAATTTCATAATCACTAATCAATAATTTATCATCTTCAATAAGTGCTTTTAAGTTTGAACATCCAGTTTTTTTGACTGTGGAAGTCATCTTAATACCTAACTGTGATTTATGAGAGAACCCTTGACCAACAATCTGTCCAGCTCTTCCTCTCATTGCACACATAAGAAGATTATCATATTCAAGATCAAATTGCATGATGTCTGCAACCTGTCCACCAATGTCATTTACTTCACATAAAACAAATGCATGATTATAACTCATCGCAACTGGATGTATGATATTGGGAAATAACAGTGGTTTTATATTATTGTTTTTATATTTTGCAACTACTTTATATGGAATAGTTGTAATATCTACTACTACAAATGCTGAATAGTCATTACTGACACCTCTAGACACATCAACTGTCATTACATATTCATGTTCTGGAATGGGTAACTCATATACATCTAAACCATTTTTTCTTTCTAATGGATCTTCATACACCATCATCCTTAATTTAGATGCGGCAATCAATGTATCAACAGATCCCAAGAACTCACACTCAAATTCTTGTGTAAACTGACGTTGCGATGTGTTAGCAATCGTCTGCTCCTTCCACACAGCGTCTCTACCGGGTACTTGAGACCAATGTACTTCTGTAGTTGTATATTCGTTCTTACCCCTCTCAGCGTCATGCCAGAGTTTATAGAACATGTTCATCCCATTTGGAGTAGAGATGATAATAACTTTGGTAGACTTACCAGAAGAGATAGTAGGATATACAGAACTAAAAAATTGTTCTGCAATATGATTTGGAACGAACGCAAATTCGTCCAGGAAAATAATATTAAATGACATACCTCGAACAGCAGAACTAGAGGTTGATGCTGCAAGAATCTTAGATCCGTTCTCTAGTTCTACATTACCCTTGTTCCACGCAAGGATACCATGTTGCATCCATCGCGGTAGATTCTCGTATGCTAATTGCAAACGAGATAATAGTTCTCTTGAAGTTGATGCTTTGTTAGCAAGAATACCAATATTTACATTGTCATTAAATATGATATAATGAAGCAAGTAAGAAACAACAGTAGTAGACTTACCAGTCTGCCTGGGTAATTTTGCAATGTTAAATCTATTCTTATGAAAACAACGTACCATTTCCTCTTGGAAATCGTACATACTAAATGGCACCAGACCTTCGTCTAGTGAAACAATTTTAATATAGTTTCTAGCAAAATATACCGGATCTCCTTTACATTTAATAAACTCCTGAACCTGGTCAGGAGTAAACTCTATTGGAGTGTTTGCTTTTTTTAAATTGGGATTACCAAGATATACGCTATCAGTCACACATCATACTACAACTATTATTATTTAGAGATCACTAAATTTATCTCTTAATTCTTCCATATTTTTTTTCTTTTCTGAAAATACCCCATCAATGAAACCAGAACGGTACTCCCATGTTTGTCCACCGTCTTTACCTTTCATTGGATTGATACATTGATCATTACCAAGTTTATTACAAACTAAACCAGCTAGATCCATCTCACTTGAAGTGCCAATATTCCCAGTTCCTCTCCAAACATGCTGACCATTAATCCAGGTAGCGCCACATTTTTCACATTCCTTCCTTTGTAATTTAAGGTCGGATACTTGTTTATCGTTTTCCATTAAAGTTCCTATGGTAAATGGTATAATGTATTATACCAAACTATTTAACATAGTCAGTATTTTTTAATACTTACGTTAGATTATGCAGACACAACGTTATTGTCTTTATCTCGCCTTTGATATGCTGAGGGGGTTCTAGTGGTGTTGTTAGAATTTCTTGCTTGGTATGTACCAGGTGTTCTAGTAGTGTTGTTAGATTTTCTTGCTTGATAATTGCCGTTAAAATCTTTCCACTGTCTTTGAGTCCAACCTTCATTCCCATCAAAGTGTGTGACAGTTGTTGATGTTGGTTGTGGATCGTCAGCAGTATTATCTTTGTCGTTTCTTACATAGTTTGTGTTAGCCATATCAGCAATTCCAAGCTCTTAGTGATTTGTTGATTCTGCTATCTGGATCAGATGCAGTTTTCTTTGAAGTTAATTTCTTCTTCATACCTTTCATTCTAGCACAAAAGGATGACCTACGGGGATTTCCAACCTTCTTGCTTGGTGCTTTAAGGTCAGATCCTGGATTTTCCTTTTCATATGATTTTCTTCCTTTTTCATTGAGACCGCCGGACTTGTTTTTCCCTGACTTTTTTGTCCATGCTGCCCCTTCTGAGTATTGGGCATTTTCTTGTTTAGCAGTCCTCGCCGCTTTCTGGAAAGCATCCTTAGCGGGGTAGTCCTTACTACCTGACTTCGCTGGTGCTTCTCCTCTCTTTCGCTTAGCGTGAATGTTCGCATACAAACCACGCTTAGCTTCAGCTAATTCTTTAAACTCTCTAAAATATTTCATCATCAATGGCGAGGGTTTACCATATTATTTATCATTTCCCATCTGTTTTAACATCTTTTGTAGTTCTGAAGTACTACCAACAAACATCGCATTATTTGTAACTGTTGTTGGACCTTTCTTGTCTTCATCAAGGTCTTTCATTTTCTTCTGTAGATCTACCAGTTTATCTGATATATCAGCAACGTTTTTAATGAGGTTGCCTGCGACCTCATACGCTCTAGGATGGTCCGAATTCTGTGCTACGTCTAAAATACCATTAATAGCTTCTTGACCCTTCTCTATGAGGTTATAGAGTTGTCCTCTAGTATACTCATAATCATTGGTGACATCTTTATCAGTTTTTATTTTTTTAATATCAACAACTGTTTCCTCTGCTTTTTCTATTGCAGATTCTACGTTAAATGTTTTATCTAAATTTCCAAATGTGTCAGCCATATCAATAATCAGTCCAAGTTTCATTAAATCCGAAGTTATCGTCTGGTTCTACAAACGCATCATCTAATGTATTTACAACAGAGAATGATTGTAATCCAGTACCAATAGAAGTTATATCTAAAGCATATCCACGAGTAGCATTATATTTTGTTCCAGCAACTCTAAAGTTATCATTATCAATTTTAATAATATAATATTCATTTCCATCAACTAGTCCACCAGGTGGCGTTCCACTAGTTGCAACTCTCAATGTAACGAAATCATTAGTTACATATCCGTGATTTGCTAATGTAAATGTATTACTATTAATATTGATAGAAGTAACTGCAGTACCGTCATTATTATAATCTTCAGTTGCTTTTGGTGTAGCACTGTATCTTACATATCTAGCACCAGCATCGATCGCAGCACCAATATCAACGTTAACAGTTCTAATAACATCAGATGTAGCAACAGGACCGTATAGATAAGTTTTAGCAGTAAACGTAAGTGTATGAATTAGTGATCTTCTTGTTCTAAAATCACCTTCATAATCATCTTGCATACCCACACTATTTAAAATAATCGGTACGTCTTTGGTTTCTTTTGTTAACTCTACCAGTTTAATACTTATATTAAACATAGGTTGAAAATATGGCAAAATTTGTTCTAAAATTTGAACAGAATCATTATTGTTTTTACTAATAATATTTAATTCAAAATCTAAATTATATGGAACTGGAGAATACTGTTTATATACTGCATCAGTTGTATCAGTTTTAGGAGAAGTGCAAATTTGTATTGGACTTAACTTTCTAGATGGATCATATGTAATACCTTGCATCTCAAATGCAATTCTAGGTAAAGTAATTTGAGTTTCTGAACGACCATCTAGTTGTGGTTCAGCCTCAATTCGAGCTAAAAACTTTTCTCTCGGACCATATGAGAGTGGAATTTTTTGAGTTTGGATAACATTGCCAGAACTATCAGTTCGCCTCAATTCAATATTATTGAATAGAGTTCCAAATCCTACAATTGTTTTACGTATAATTTCGTGATAAAAATGTGTTCCTAACATTAAAAGACTCCTTGATTACCATATTCTCCGAAAGGATTGCCCTCGGTCCAGTCTATAATACTGTCTCCTTCAGTTTCAAAGAATAGATTCTCTGCTTCAGGATCGTTTTCATTCTCAATAGAACTAAACGTATTTATCGTCCATTCAGCTCCACTAGTTAAACCTATTAAACTATCATTATCAGTAAATTTACCGACAATATCAGTTACTTCTAATTCTTTATTTGTAGTATCAAATCTTACCACTTTAGCAGTTGATTCATTTAGTGGTGATTGTATAATTACAGTTGGATCTGAAGTATATCCAGAACCTGTATCTGTTAAGATAATACCAGAAACTTGTCCAGTAGAATTTAAAGTTGCTGTTGCAGTAGCTCCAGATCCACCGCCACCGCTTATAGTTACAGTGGGAACGTAGGTATATTTATTACCATTATCATATAAAGTTATTGATGAAACTGTATTTAATGTTCTAGATGCAACTGCTTTTGCAGTATTTACCTGTGATTTAACTATTTCACCTGTCTCAAAATTACCCTTTGATGCAATCAAAGCAGTCACTGCAGCACCAGTTCCATTTCCAACTATACTAATTGGTGGGGCTGTTGTATATCCTAATCCTGGTTCTGTGACATTTACAGAAGTTACTACACCACTTGTAAGACTTACTGTAGCAGTTGCCCCAGTACCAGTTCCACCTATTGTTGCTGTAGTTCCCGATCCATATCCACTACCACCGGATGTAACAATAAAATCTTTGATGCCATCTGTAATTTTGAACGTTGTAGTGTAACCAGTAATTCTTGCAAGATTATCAATTTCTGAAACACCAGTTTCCAATCTCTCATTAGAGAATTCCATCAATTCAGCAACTAGACCGTATGTCTGAATTCCATCTAATTGTCTGAATGGTTTTTCATGTTCAACAAATTTAATTTGGAACAATTGATCTGTTAATGGTAGATAAATTGCATCACCTTCGTTAGGTCTGAAGGCTGATACTAAATTATTTGAAGATGCAATTAGATCTTCCCACCTTCGTTTAGCAATTATAAATGTTGCTTCATCAGCAATCCTTACACCAAATTTTGATAATAGAGATCCATCTCCTTCAAATCCTTCGTAATTAGAGATGTACATCTCAATCATATAATTTTCATCAAACTTGGAAAGAACGTCTTCTGTAAATAAGTCATCTTTACTTACAATTTCTCTTGGTAGATAATAAACGTCATGACCATAAATCTTCAAAGATTCTATAATTAAATCTTCGTAAAGTCTTTGTTCTGATCTGGTTCCACCAGAGAAATAAACATTTTTTGCCATATCATCCTACAAAATCAAGTGGTGGAGTTTCGTATGTACTTAACATCTTGCTTTCAATTTTTTCCAATTCAGCAAGAGCATCATCGTAGAGTTGTCTTCCATTAAATTCAACTCCACCTGGCATTTTAATCCCAGTAAATTTAAGTAAATTTTGTCCCCACTGTTTTTTAATCAAAGAAGTCAAATATTCTTTTACAAACCTTTCATTATATATCTTAGTAAATGTAGTTGGATCAAGAGCTCTATAACAGTCAATTAACACAAAGTCATTTGCAGCAACTCTACCCCAATCTACATCCAAATATAATCTATTCTGTGTTTTATTATATCTAATTGGTTTTTGACCTTCTAATAAAAACTCCATGGTTGACAAATATTGCATTGTCATTTCTAAATTTAGAATGTCATATGCATAAAAATTATAAAAATCATTTAAGAAAAATTGATACCTAAAACCAAACATATTATTAACATAGGTACTCGCCATAGGTAGTACACCTTGAATACCTATAATATGATCTGGTACTGTTAGATATCCCCTACCTTCCTCAAAATTTAAAGTTCTAGAAGCAGGAGTTGCACCGGCATTGGTGTCAGTTTCTTGAGTAGTTATATTTCTACCCTTACCGTTATCAATATCATCTTGAGTAATTTTATATTTTAAATATACTCGCTCGACTCCATCATAAACCCTTTCATTGAAAAGTTGAATCGTATCATCAATTAGATCTTCTACTTGATCCTCATCAACATTTATTTCAATAACTGGTTTACCTAATTTACGGAGAGAATACTCCTTTAGTTCAGTCCTGCTGCTTGGTTTTGCCATTATTTTGCTTTACTGGTGGGTTCTCATCATAATTTCCACCATCACCGGATTCATCTTGTTTCATACTTTCCATCGCGGCGGATAATGTCATCACACGGGATTCAAGAATTATGTTCTGCTGTGTTAATTGATTAATCTTATTACTCATTACTTGCATTAAATTGTTCGCTTCTTCAGGAGACATAATTACCTCATAATTTTAATTATTTATCAGTATGTGCCACCGTCCAAAGTAGTTGTCCATACAGGAACACCAGTTGCACCATTAGTAGTCAGAATTTTATCTGATGTAGTAATATCAGCAGAACCTGGAGTAGCAGTTGTGGTTAGTCTCTTGTACTGATCAAAGAATGGAACACCATTGAGGTTACCAATTTCTAGTTTTACAGTATCAAAGTATGCTTTACCAACTGTTCCGGAGAATACTTGCGAAGCATTTGTCGCATCTGGAATATATGTGAAGTAGTAAGTTGTTGATCCACCTTCAGAAGTTCCAGACTCGTCGTATCCAAAGAAACCTGTCTTGAGTCCACTGTTATAGTACTTGAATTCAATACCACGGTCTTGGTTATCGTCAGCACCTTGTGTGAAGGTTAGTGTTACAACTGCTTCGTTTACACTCGCTGCAATACCACTGGATAGGTTTGCACTGAGAGTGACAGTTTTAGTTCCAGTGTTGATGGAACTAATAGTAGTTCCATTGGGAACTGATGCATTTCCAGAAACAACATCACCTGCATTTAAACCATCTACACTATCAAGAACAACATCTGCTTGACCACTGTTTGCAGCAGCAGTAACAGTCTTCTCGCTGATGCTGTCTCCTAATGTAAAGACAGGATCATTAATGGTCATCTGGGTGGAGTTGACTGTTGTGGTAGTACCAGCAACTTGCAAGTTACCACGAACAACAACGTTACCACCAGCATCACCACCGCCAGGATATGGGTCAATAGTAATTGTTTGAGCATTACTATTATCACTATAGATAGTTGATCCAAGAATTCTTAGATCACCAAAATCAACTTCGGTAGAATCATCACCGATGTTAACTATATCTGTCGCTGCACCACCAATATTGATTGTCGCTGCTGCGCCGAATGCATTAACTGTGGTAGCAGTTGCATTGAATACGTTCTGTGTTGTCTCAGTACCAACTAAAGTCGAAGAACGTAGTGTAGTTGTTCCAGCAGCTGCACCAATGTTTAGTACAGAAGCAGCACCAAATGCATTAACTGTGGTAGCAGTTGCATTGAATACGTTCTGTGTTGTCTGAGTACCAACTAAAGTTGGGTTATTTAGAGTAAACGTACCAGAAGTAGCACCAACGTCAATTGCGGTAGCAGTACCGAATGCATTGACGGTAGTAGCGTTTGTTTCTAGTAGGTTAAAAGTAGTTTGATTGGTGGTTAAATCCCCACCATCGATGTTTAGATCGTTATCAATATCAACATTACCAGTTCCAAGTGTAATTAACTCAGAACCATTTGTGGTATCAATATCAACGTACTTATTAGTACCTTCTTTAATTGTAAATGCATCTGCAGTATCATCTTGTAGAGAAAAATTAGTAGCATTCTGAAAATTGATATCGCCAGTCATACTGACATTACCACTTAAATCAACATTAAATTTATCAGCACCACCTACAGATAAATTAATAAGTCTTGATCCAGATGCAGAAGCACTGTTAGTTACATCAACGTCAATACCATAAAATACTGCACCAGAATTGTTCCATGTAGTTCCAATGTTTAATGCTGTATCTGCAGTACTTAGTGATGGAGTTGTAATGTCTATAGCACCAGAGAATGAATCAACTACAAATCTGTCAGTTGAACCATCGGTAATCTTAAATGTGTTAGTTCCTAGAGTAGCCGCACCAGAGATAATTACATCACCAGTACCATTGGTATCTACTGTAAGGTCACCGTTACTGTTTGTTGTGGAAATTGTATTTCCATTTAAAGTAATATTATCTACGTTCCATTCATCGACCTTGTTAGCAGAGTCAACAATTGCTGCAGAGTTTGCAGTTATTGTACCATGTCCGTGATCTAAAAGGTCGGTAAAATACCTACCACCAATAATATCAATATTAGCGGCTTCACCATTTGTTTCGGTTCCTCTACCAACAAATAGTTTACCGAAAGAAGTTACTGAAGCACTCTGTGCGTCAGTATACGTACTAGTACCTTCACCGTAGGCAAGTTCACCTTGCCCAAGCGCTGATGGGGTTGCTGTTGGGTTAGTACTAGATCTTTTGATCTTTAAAATAGTTGCCATTTTTTGATACCTATTGGGGAATTAGAAGTTGCCGCCGTTTATTTTAAGACCGCTTTTTTCGATAACATTTTCAGCAATCCACGTATTACTTGCTGCATCATATTGTAAAAGAGCGCCATCGGTTGCATTATTAAAATTTACGTCAGATAGATTTGTTAATGTATTAACTCCTCCGGATGTGACCTTGATTACTTGCGGTTGATTTGATACTGTAACTTTCGTGTTCATGTTACGTTGTTACTCCTGGGTTTATAGTTACTAAACCTTCTATGACTCTGGTCTTACTTCCACCAGATGATGTAATCACAACATCATACAAATATCTTCCCTCAGCGAGAGTTGATGTATTAGCTGCTGTTAGAGCTAATGTCACAGTTCCCGCAGCATTTACAGAAACTGTAAATGGAGTTGACGTAGAACTATAGTATGACTTTTTAATTTTAGCCGCGCCTGTATATCCAGACAAATTCCAAGCAGTATTGAAATCATCGAAGATTCCAATATCAGCAGAAAAATCTGCCCCTTGGTCAATATAAAGATTGTGAACAGCCGCCATAGGAGTTTACCACTTGTTTTTATTTATATGATCTCCTTAATATTTATCTATTAGTCAAACTTAACAGGAGAGATTTTATTTCATCTAATTCATTTTTGATGTTTTTCATGTCAGATTCCATTGAATCCACACGATCATTTTTCATCTTACGAATTTTATAATTATTCATATAGTCTTCGTAATCCTGTCTACTGGTGTTTATTACAGCAGTAGACTTTGGATCTCTTATCAGGTCTGGATGACCTTCAACTTTTAATTTATCCATTAAATTGCCAATGCCATTGACCTAAAGTTTTTAATTTTAGGAACATTACTTTGATCATTTCCTATCATCACTACCTTAATACTGAACTCTTGGAACTCAATAATATTTTTAAGTTCAAAATCAAATGCCCTATATTGAGTACTTGTTTCTGAAGCAGGATAAGAAATTGCTGGAATTTCAATATAACTCATATTATCAAATGATCCAGGTTGACTATCGCCTTTGACTTTTGCAAAGACTTTAATATCATTGTTTCCAGTTCTAATAGCATCAAATAAGACTTTTATTGATGTTGATTCATTTTCTAATGATACCTTTTTAGTAATATAAGAAGAGTGTTTTCCTCCAGCTGGTAGAAGTTCTGAAGTTAAATCTAACTCACCACTAGCAAGAGTTTCTTTGTTTATTCTATTTGAAATAGTAATAATAGAAGAACCTTGTAAATCAATTACTGGACTTAGAAAATCATTTGTTGTTGATAATGTAATTTGTGTATTTAATGTACCAGGAGAACCACCAGCGTATGTAGTATTATTAATTGGTGATAGTGAAATTCTAGGATCTGTTAATAAATTTTCTACATTGTTCTCAACTGATTCATATCCTTTTTGAACAAATGATTTTTGACTAGTGTTTCCAATACTAGTTCCAGACACAGAACCCAATTTAACTTGACATACAGTATCCTGAGGAACTAATGTTGAAATTTTTGGGGTAATTACTTCATAAGAAATATTTCTAGATGCACGAATATCATTTCCACCGCCCCTCTTAGTTGAGTTAGCAGAATAACCTACAGTAAATTCATATTCATCTAGACTGATAACGTTTGTTATCTGTACATCTGTATTAATCTGATTCAATGGAATTCCATTCAATTGGAAACATTGTACTGGTGTTTGCGACAGGTGAATTGCTGCGGTAGTTCCTAAGGCACCTCTAACACACCCGGTTAAACTATTTCCAGATAATCCAGTATAAGAAATTATCTCGTCTTCAATTTTAATAAATCCAGCATTTGATCCGGATATTGCAGTATTATTAATAGTACCCCAACCTTCAATTGTACCTAATCCTGAAATTGAAGAATTAGTAATATCATTGATACTAATTGTAGTTACGGATGGTGTTATATCAGATGATAATAATCCAGAAGATGTATCTGATTGAACTCCAGTTATACTAACCTTATTCTCATTTTGATGCATACCATGATTTGGTTGTGTTACTCTAACTACAGATGATCCATCCACCATATAAAGTGCATTTGACTGTAGTTTTTGTGAAGGAATAATTTTGTTATTTAAAATTGCTGAGTAAGTTGTTCCAGTGTTAAATTTTGCCCTATTTAATATAAACTTAACATCTTCATATTGATCTGAAATCCATGTTGAAGCGTTTGCAGACTTAAATACAACTCCAACATGAGGTTGTCTATCAATTGTAACTCCAGATGAAATATCTGTCTCGCCAACTCTAGATACCCACAAGTTATATTTTGTAGAATTACTTTTAATAGTAAAAGCATATTCATTTAAATCAGAGAGATATATAGGATTCGCAAAATTAAATTTAGTAGAAACAGTTGAATCAGTGGAAGTTATTATACTAGAAGCTGGTAACGTTACCACAGATCCTGGAACAATATTAGCGGTTGGACTACCATTTTCAACTGTTCTTAATTCTACTGTTACTGGATCAGTATCATCTTTAGTTAAGAAGTAAAGTTCCAGAGATGTAATAAACACACCACCAGTTTCTTCTATTATAAAAGATTGAGCAAGTGGGTCACCACCGCCACCGCCGCCTGGTGGAGCAGGTGGTGGTGGTGGAGGAGGATCTGGTATAAATCTAATAGTACTTTCTTCTACAGTAAACATAGAAACTTCTGGAACTTCTAAAGTAGTTATTGTAGATGATACATCTAATTCTGTTCCCTGTGAATAATAAACTCCAGTTGAATAAGAACCTGTTAAGTTTTTAACCTGGAAATTATTCGGATCATCAGATAACTTAAATTCTAAGTCTCCAGTTTCAAAAGTTCTTGGTGGAATAATAACAAATGCTTCCAGGGTTCCGCTTGCAGTAGAAGTTAGTTGTTGAGTTCTATCACCATTAGCTCTAGTTTTTGCCAATGAAGTTTGACCACTAATAATAAAATCATCTCCAAGTTCTACTACTTGACTATCTGTATTATCCCAGTTTCTGATATTATCAATTACCAACATAGTAGTATTAGATGTATATCCATTACTATCAAAATCATTTGTAGAAATTTCCTTAGAACTAAGGAATGTTCTTGGATCTTGAACAGTAGCTTCAATATACCTCCTATCACTATTTGGAAATACTTGAATACACCTATTAACTCCACTCTGCGTATATACAAGTGCTGGAACTAATCTAACTTGTTCACCAACTACAAATTTATTTGAATTATCACTCTTTAGATTTCTTAGTATTTTTGGATATGTAAATCTAGATGCATCAGTACTTCCAACAAACATTCCATGATCTGTGTTTTGTTTTAAAGCTTTCACAGAGACATTAACAATCCTGGATCTTGCATATCTTATATCCGTAATATCATTAATAGTATCACCAGATTCTAATTCTACATCTAGAGTTCCAACATCGTATTGTGTTCCAGTTCTAATATCTGTAACATTTCTACCACCATTACCGCGAGTAGTTCCACCAGCACCACGATCCCAGTCACCCCAAACAATACCACCAGGAACAACCAAATCAAATAATGTACTAATACTCTGTGATAAATCAATACTTTGACCTTCTATTATTTCTCTATTGGTATCATACCAAATATCTTTTTTAGGATCCAGAGTCATGTCTCCAATGTAAGAGAAAGATAGGAATGGAGTTGCATTCTCTACTCTACTTGCATATGGTTGAGATGCATATGCAACCTCAGTATATGGGATAGTTATATACTCGCCAGTTCTAGTAGAAGTACTACTAGTGTCATTGAAAGTAAATCCAACATTATTTACATATGGATATGGTCTTACACAACCTTCATCTAAATCAATAGATGCTGTATAATCATAATTTGTGGTGTCAGCAACACTAGTAGATCTAAAATTATCTACCATAAAACCATTCTTGAACCTATTTTTACCATCCTCATCCAAAACCTGTAAATTAACAGTATTAGATTCTAGTAAACTTAATGTTGTGTAATTTTCTACACTAGATAATCTTTGTTCAAGCTTGCCAATATCCCTCATTGTATATTGTCTATTATCTTCAAAACTTACCTTTGCATCAAAAACACTCTTTAAATATGGAGGTAGTTGTACAGTTCCAATTAATAGTCCAACTGATGAATCTAAAGTTGACTTTGGATTTATAGAATCAGCTCCACTCACAACCTTTAGTTTACCATCTTGTGTTAGATAGATACTATCAATCCTACCCAAGTATGACTCTACATCAGAAGAAAACACAGTATCAGGGAATGGTACAGTTTGTGTTGTATAATTAACTGCATATGTATTAAAAGCACTATTGATTTCTCTATGTGGTTTCTCAAATGATCCATTCTGAGTGGAACTTGAAATTGTAGAATGAGGTGTATAGAATCTAAAATCAATAAGATCAGCCATTGATGTAGATAAAGAAGATCTTGGGATATCTTTATATGTTAATTCACCATATGATTCTATAGAGTAAAAATCATTAGTTAAATTACTATGTTTAAAGTAATCAAAAATAACAATAAATTTTTTAGATGGAACAGCAGAATTTTTCTTCCTGATTAGTTTCGATGGTTTATAGAAATCTGAAGTATCATTTCTGGAAAAAACAAAATCATCAGTGATATCAATATATCTACCATGTAAAGACTGTCTAACAAAAATATCCTCAACATCACTATTAGATGGAATTGTTACAGCAATTGATAAATTGTCACCAATTTGAAATTTAGTGGATTCATATGTAACATAAACTTTATTCGTTGATGTATTGATGGAAACAATATATGCTTTAATACTATCGGTTTCAATAATATCACCAACGTTTAATCCAGATACTGTATTAAGAATAAGAGAATCTAATAATGCACTAGTATCATCTTCTGGTCTAACCGCTTCATGGATTTTATGTATTTTTGATACATCAGCAAATTTTAGTGAAATTTCTTTATCCTGAACTCTAGTTCCATAGATATTATTGTCATTAGTAGTACCATCCTTTATCTTATCAACAATTAAGAAAGTATATGGTTCCAGTTCTTTCTTTCTTATCTTTGGATTAGAAACTCTACTATTGTAGTATACACTAACAGGAACACCTGCAGATTCACCAGTATCTACATTAATTACATTACCAGAATTAGCTGGTTGTACTAAATTAACAGCAGAAGCAAGTCCTGTAGATGTAGTAATTACAACTGAATTTTTATCAATAGTTTCTGATGGAGATGTTTGGATAACAAAATCACCATTAGAACTGGTTACATACTCACCGGTATAGACCAATTTGTTTACAACACTATCAGAAATATCTTTTACTGGTCTAGAGGAAACTCTAGTTGTATAACCATTGCTGGATGAATAAAATTTAGCAATCAATTTTTTAACATCATAATAAGTGCCATTTGAAACACCTGATGCTATTACAACGGCACTTGAAGTAAGACTAGTAACTTCCACATCAGTTACACCAACTCTAATTTTTGATTTTGCAGAAAGTTCTTCTAAAAACGAAGTTCCGATTCCACTTAAACTATTACTGGTTACACTGAAAGAAGAACCACTTATCTTAACTGGTTCCAACTGTAATTGTACTTCAAATCCACCAGAAATTTTTTCAATTTTTCTTACATCTTCTAATTTTTCTTTGGAAATTGTTGATATTGTTGGTTGACCTGTAGTATACCTACTATTAGTTACAACCTCTCCAGTTACAAAAGTACCAGTACTCTGTTGTAGTACAATAGTCTGACCAGAAACAGATTTCACAAAACCAGTAGCACCAGAGGAAACTCCGGTCATAAAATCATTTGATGCAAAATTGTGAGATTGACCAGAAGCTATTGTGATTGTTTGATATGTACAAATTTCAGTTGTATATAGTTTACCCTCTGTCAAACCAACCGCAATACCTCTACCAATCTCAATCCCGTCAACATCCTTTAGAGTAATAGCATTTGGAAATGAAATCGCTCCCTTTACTGTAGAATGATTGGTTTTAAAATACGAACCAATATTTAAAGCAGAACCATTATTATTGAGAGTATTTGTTTCTCTTGGTTTGGGTACAATTGCATATTGTTTTCTATCATTAGTTACTTCAAATCCTTTAACATATGCTTTTCCAGGAGAAAGTTCTAAAGCATAAAAATCTTCTCCAAGAATTGAATCTGCTGGATCACTTGAGGATGGAACTCTTACAATTGTTCTGCCATCCTTTACTCTCTCACCGGATTTATAAACACCATTATTATTTCCAGTATCTAAAGCTTCTCTAACTGTGAATCTATATGGTTTTACTGTATAATCCCCAGATTCATCAAAAGTTCTTCTCGCTAAATTTTTCTCAAGTTCATTATATATAGAATTCTCGGAAAGTGAAGTTAGAGTTGATTTCCCATTCTCTAAACGAAGTAATTCAATAAAATCAGCACTATTTGAAAAAGTTAAATTTTGTTTTACAAATTTTGGTTCAATCTTTAATCTGTCTGCACCAGGAGAAGCAAAATTAGTTGAACCTAAAGCATTATCAAATATAGTAGAGTCATCATCAGAAGTCACCAAACTTTCATTTACCTGAAGACCAATTTTATATGAAGGTTTATTTGCATATTGGTCTAAAATAATTTTTTGAGTTGCTACCTCTACAAAAAATCCACGTATAAAATAAACACCAGACTGAATTGTTGCAGATGATCCTGTATATGCAGTTGCATTTTGTACAGATGTTACTGCTACTGGAGTTTCAGTTTCATCAGTAATAACTTCATTATTTTTAAATGTGCTTAGTTGGATATCATTTTCAATATTACCGGCCGAAAGATACTTTACATATAAAGTAATTGTTTCTTTTTCTGATTCCGATGCACTTATTGTATCTACAACTTCTGCTTGAACCCCTGAAGATACTCCAGTAATAATTTTACCTTTTAAATTAGTCCTATAAGTTTCTACAGAAATGCCGTTAATGAGTCCCTGTACAAGAACGGCTTTAAAACTTAAATCAAAGCTAACATTTCCTGGGATTACTACCGACCCCTCTTTGAATACATGTTGACCAAACCTTTCTATTTGATTTTGCAGAGTACTCTGCACCGAGTTAAGTTCTCGTGTTTGTACAGAGTATCCTGGTTTAAAGAGAATTTTTTGATAGTTTTTTGAACGATCAAAATCATCAAAGTATGGTGATATTTTGAGATTTGTATCTTGCATTTATAAGACCTTCAGGGATTTCTTTTTGCTATTTATTTTAGAATTCTACGACTAATTTGATATCTTCAGTTTGGTCGGTAGATCTGTTTACTGCTTTTCTGTTTTCAACGTAAATAATGTTTCCACTATTTTTCTTAATCTCTGGTTGTGCATATCCAGTAGTAAATGCAACACCAAAAAATGATCCAGTTCCAGATGCAGCGGTATCTGGTGTAGCAATAGTACCACTAGTACCACCAGTTATAATGTTTGATCCACTGAAAGGAACCAACTTATATTGATTTTGACCACTTTGAGTTTCGTCAATATGTTCGTTCTGGTAATATCTCAATACCTTAGTAATTGAGTCCCAATGAATAACTCTTCCTTTTGCACCAGTTGTTGTTTGAGTAATAACTTCACCAACATCAAAATTGACGTTAGTTACAGCAGGAAATTTTATAGCAAAACAAGCAGTTGCTGTGTCCGAAACTAAATCTGTATTGGAAACATTTTTTGGATCTGATATCAATCCAAATCTCCTAAATTGAGAATTTACTGGAATATCACCATCTCCATCTAAGAACTCTAAACTCTTATTGATCATAACTCTATATCCACCAAGTTCCATTGGAGGATTTGATCCATGACCACCAGGAGGTGAAATGACTGTACTTACTGTTCCAGATAGTGAAACACTACTTCCAGATCTAGAAAGTGCATTAGATAATGTAGTATACGCTTCAGTCAATATGACTTTTGCTCTTGTATATCCAGCACCAACTCTTTCCGATTCAATAGTATCAATACCACCACCAGAATTAATTATAATCTTTGCAATCGCATCAGTTGTTCCATCACCAATAATAGGACAGTAGTATGTAGCATTTGCTGTATTACCAGTTCCTCTATTATCAATAATTAACTGTTCTACAGCACCATCTACAGCAGCTGCCGCAACCGTAGAGTCAACTCTAACTGGCATAAAATCACTAGAAACAAATCTGATATAATCAGAAATATTGATGGTGTACATGTACTTCCATCTATAACCATCTGCATTACTTTCAATAATAGAAGTTGCAGTACCGGATGGTTCTACTGTAGATGCTCTACCTTGTGGATAAGTAGGACTAATTCCATTGTAAATGCACTTATAAACCTGAAAATTACTGTTTACAACATATGATTGTGAGTCATAAAGATTTGCATGACCATTCAAAGACAGATTTGTGGATGTATAGTCATTTTCATACATATCATACTTAACACCTGTTTTCCAGGTAAGTCTTTTAATAACTTTAGAAACATCAGTACTGTTAATCCTCTTAACAGCAATCATATCATCATAGACTTCATTAGAGTCATTAAATGAGTCAAACACATCTGGAGGAGCAAACTCAGTTACTGCCGACTGACCTGAATATCTTTCCAGGGTCCAGTTTTGTGATCTACCTATAAACAAATAGATCTTACTCCTATATGATTGAGCTGCAGCGGAAGAATCTGCTTCCGCATTATTACTGCTATCATATGGTTCTTCAAGTGATTCAATAAACTGTTCTGCAGCAAAAACCCTGAAGTTGTCAGTGACTAGTGAAGGCATTATTCTTCCGCTTTTTTATTTTATACTTTTATTTATTAAAGAAAATTGTCGAAATATACGAGAGTATATGTCGATGCATTGTCCGGAGACTCAATTTGGGCACTATGAGAAACTGCAGTAGTACCCGATGCACCTCTTGTACAACCAAGAAGATTTGCAGTTCCAGATGTAGAAGATAATTCTGTATATTCAATAACTTCTGATGTTACAACACCACCAGAAGTGTGATATAGAATCACTCTATTTGTATCATAACCAGTACCACTATTTACAACATCAACCGCAGTTATTGTACCGCTGGAATTTAATGTACCTCTTAAGACACATCCAGTTCCACCTCCCCCAGTTAAAGTAATACTGAAGTCTTTATCTTGATAATTAGCACCGCCACTAATAATGTCAACCTTTCTTATTTCTCCATTAGAAATATAAGGTCTCAATACCGCTTCTGAACCACCACCGTTATAACCAGTAATTGTGATGGTTGGAGTGTTTGCAGATAATCCAGAAACATTATCGAGTGCAACTGTTTCCACTGATGCATTTATATCAGCGTCAAGTTTAGTTGCACGTCTAATTTCTGTTTTACTTACTGGTAGTTCTTTGTAAACTGATGCATATACAGTTGCATAAACATCATGTGGATTTTGAATGTTTCTTCCTGGATATAAGAGATCTCCAGGAGTAACCGTACCACCCTCATTATAGTTAGTTGTTCCTAAGAACTTAGCACCAACTCCAGTACCAACAGTTCTCATAATAACTGGTTCTCTATAATTCAAACCATTATCAGTTGTTGTAATTGTGGAAAGAATTCCATTACTTGGTGTAGAAGAACCAACATAACCAGATGGAGTTGTATCCGTGTAACTATTAGTAATCAACACATCTGGAGATTTAATTGATGTTACTGTTCTAGGAGAAATTTCTCCATCAATATATAATTGATCTCCAACCGAAACCTCATATGATCTAGATAAAATTTGTACATCACTTGGTGTGCCACGGAAATCTAGTAATACTAGTTTAGTAAATGTCACACTATTTTCAAAGATAATTTTATCATGTCTAATAATATAATCATACAAAGGACTTTGTACGTTTCCATCCATTATAACCATGATTTGATTTTCTAGTTTTTCTGGACGATCAATGTCGTTATTCGCATAATATGCTGTAGATCCCTTAGTAATACTAAATGTAGTTCCACTTCCACTTGTAATAGTATCAAGTTTATCAAACATACCTACCGCCCTTGCAGATATAATATCAGAAGATGCTGGAGCGGTTGTAAGTGATATCTGACTCTTAATATCACCAGTTAATGTATAATCAACTCCTGGATCCAATACACTACCATTCTTAACAACAATTATTCCAGTTTCATGTGGAACATTATCATTACTTGTAGTTCCAACTGGAACAAAGTTTTCTTGTGTATTACCAATAATTAAAGATCTTGGTTTAGCAGAAACAAATGTATGAACATAATTACCACCAGTAATAACAGAATTTGACAAAGCACTAACAAATGTATGTGGTGCTGTTTCTGGCGATGGTCCTACATTAATAGTGATTGTTCCAGCAGTTGCATCGATTGCAGTAATTACTAATGGAGTATCATGTCTATCACGTTTTTTCTTTAATGAGTCTGTTACAGCACTAACAAATGTATGTGGGTATTGTTCACCTGCAGGTGATACACCAACATTAATATCAAATGTATTAGTAGTTACATTAGAAATTTGAATAAATTTACCACTAATTGGATCTGTAGAACGAGGATATGCGTGGTTACTACCATTACTATCTTTAGTGCATGTAAATGTCAATGCATTATCTTCTAGTTTTACCCAATCGTCATTCACGAAACCATGACCAGAAAGTGTTATAGTTACAATTCCGGTAGATGAATTATATGTTGCACTTTCTGGTGTATATGAATCTATAAGTGCTCTTGGGTGAGATAGTTGTGTTTGGTTACCATCAGATGCACATGTGAATGTAATTGCACCATTTGCTAACTTAATCTGTTCACCAACATACCTAGCAGCTGCACCGGATGTTCCAATATCTAATATTAAATCACCAGTAACTGTATTATATTCGGTATTAGGTCCAGGTGTATAGTTAACAAGTGGAGAAGACCCAATTGGAAGAGTAATAGTATTTGTAGTTACTGAACCAATTGTAATATTATTACCATAAACAGGATCGGTAGTTCTTGGATAAGTCTTAATACTATAATTATTATCCATTGAACATGTAAAACTCATTGAATTTGCAGCAATCTTAACTACATTACCATCAGATAGTCCATGGTTTGCAATAGTCAAAACCAGATTACCAGTACTAGCAGTATAAGTTGCTGCAGTAGGAGTCAAGAATTTTTGACCATCCATTAAGTTAAACTTAGTATTAGATCCGTTAAAGATATTGTTAATTGGATCTAATAGTTTAAATATACCATCAAACTTAATAGCAAATAAATTTCCAGTGGTATGAGCACTACTCAATGTAATAGTTGAATCATTGACCCAAGTAAAATCTCCAAGTTCTTCAAATTTAAATTCATTATTAGAGAAGACAACTACATTTGATTTTTCCGTGGTTTCTGAATTACTAATGGTATATGTGTTTCCAGAAGTATTAGTAAGTGTACTATGTACCATACCATCAGATCTAATTAATAAAATATTATCAGTGTGTAATGGTGCAGTTGTAAAAATTATGTCTAAAGTTGGAATTGTGTAATCAATATCTTTTTGTAATACAATACCATTTTTAACAACCAATATATCTGTGGTTTGAATTAAAGCATCAATTGCATCTTGACCATTTTCAAGAACTCTAAATGTAGTTCTAGATCCATCCTGACATTCTTCCAAGTCATTAATTAGAGTTGTATTAGCATGCTTGATAACCATTACATTCTGTGGTGGTTGACCATCAGTATGATTTAAAAATATCATTTTATATGGAGTATTACCTCCTACAGTACTAGTGTCAAAGACCCAATCACCTCTTTGAGCAAATCTAGGAACACCGTCTGCATAAACTACAAAATCATTAATATCAGCTGGATCAGCAGCAGGAGTACCTATAGCAAAAACAAGTCTTGATACACTACTAGATTGAGATTGTACTGAAAATAGATTGTAAATGGTAGAATTGTGGGTGTAAAGAATCCATATATCATCCGAAGCAACGGGCCTGGGTAAAAGTTGTATTGTATTTCCACCAGTACCAACATTAGTTCCAATAGTATAATCTAATACAGGTCTCTGTATGACACCGTTTCTAACAACAAATGTATCATCATACCCCTGACCTGTTCCACCAAGATCTGGAATAGTAAATGGATTTCCATTATCTGTTAAATCAAATTCAAAGTTAACACCATTGAATTGAGAATTGATATCATCCATCAATACATTCTGAGTTATACCTGCCTGAGACACATATCCAAAAATTAACCCAGATTCTTCCTTAGTTGGTGGTGTTGTAAATCTAAGAATATTTTGATTTACGATAGTAAAATCTCTTCCTGGTTTCTGATATACGCCGTTTCTGACAATGAAAACATGATATAAGTTATTCCAAATAACTGATCCTCTTGAGGCACCTGGGAGAGTTATTGGGAAGTCTGTTGTAACTCCATCAGCGCATACAAAATCGTCTAGAACAACGTTGTTTGTATAGTCAGGTAATAATTGTCTATTGAAGTGAGCTAAAACTACAGAATCGGAGGAAGTTGGGGCATCCACAAAAGTAATTTTGTTATCATTTATACTATATTGTGAAGAATCTGGAGGTAATAGTTTTCCATTCTTGATAGTAAAGATATCACCTACATTTTTTGAGTAAATTGGAACACCAGCATCAGAAACACTAAATGTTCTTCTAGAACCATCCTGTTTCGTAAAGAGTCTATCTAATACACTTCCACTCTCATTGGACACATTTGATAAGAATGTGCTTTCGTAATCAAGAATAGTTGCTTTTACTGATCCAGCATATGCAGTGTTAAAAGTTATCGTTGAACCACTCACAGTATATTCTGTGTGATCTAAAACATGTTTAGTGCCACTAATGTTAGTTTGAATAATTAAACTCTCTTCACCATTCTGAGGAGTATGATTCTCTCCATTCTTCTGTAATGTAAATGATTTAGTTGATCCATTAAATGTCAATGGATCTAAAACATCAACATAACTCTTAGAATATCTTGGAGTTGTATATGTAAACTTAGTATCAAAACCAGTTACAAGAGTACTACTCTCTGGAATAACTGTTCCTGTAATTTGATCCTTTCTTATTTCATAGATTGAATCTGGTTTCTTAATGGCATTTGATTCTATATTTTGGTTAAATCTCTTAGTTACACAATCTAATATCATTGTAGTCCTGAGACCCAATAGATCTGAGATGTTTATCTTCTCACAAGTAACTGTTTCGTTTATTTCCCAACCAAATAATTCATTAGTATCAAAAGACTCACTAAAAGTAACTGTGTTACCAGATAGTGTAAAATCTGTTAGTAATTGTGACTGAGAGGCACCTTCAACAAAGATTAGAAGATTGCAATGTCCAGTTGGAGTGTAATTTAGTGTAAAGGTTGTACCAGATCCAGTAAATGTTAATTGACGTAAATTGTTATGTTTAATAGCAAATACTTTACTGTCGTAATTAGGAGAATTAGTAACATTTACAATATTATTAGATATTGTAAGATTAGCTGGATTTTGAACAGATCCAGCAATAGAGATTATAAATTTTTCTTTTGTCGTATCATCTATAGTAACTGCATTTGATTTTTCACTTAGAGAGAATGTAGTTGCAGCCGCAGATAAAACTTGATCATCTAAGTCAACAAATGGAGTTTGTAGTTTATGCCATAAAATCTCATCATTTGTATTTAAATCAAATCTAGGAATAAAACTTTGAACACTTAAGAAATCAGTAGATACATCATAGGACTCTACTGGTTCCTGTAGTATACCATTAGCAATAACTATTGATTTATATGTACCTGGATTTAAACCAATTGCATAGTTTAGAGAAATTTTTACAATAGATTCATCTGTTATAAATTTTGTGTTATTTCTGTTTTTAACTCTAATAAAGAACTCTGTAACTTGGAGAATTTCACCAATAGCAGTTGATGTAATTCCAAAATAATAATCTCCAACTGCAAATTGACTAGTGTCACTAAAAAATAATCTTTGAGTACCACATTCTCCAAGTTTAGTTGTCAAATTAATTTTATTAAAGAATTTAGTTGCAAAAGCAACATTACTCTTAAATATTTCTTGTTGATCTTTAAATACTGATTTTCTTCTTTCAATACGTTTTTTACCAAACTGTTTAAATCCAGCTGGATGAGTAAGAATATCTTGATCCTTTCTCCATTCTGTTATATCTCTAGAAGATGTCAATGAATAAGACCAATCCTGATAATAATTACTATCAGTTATTTTTTGTAAAAATTCACTAGTATTACCCTGAACATCGGATCTTTGTACATTTAATGTTGCATAAGGATTCACATTTGCATATGCTTTATTTCTTCTAATACTTACAATTTTTCCATATGCTTTACCACCAAGATAAACAGTATCTGCATCTTTAAACTGGCCAGCAACTTCATCAAACTCAAGTACAGATGTGAATCGGTCAAAAGATACTACATTACTTTTTACTTCAACTGGGAACAAAATAGAATTAATATTGCCAGTTAGTTCCTGACCAGTTGCAATATCTTTTCTTCTAATTTTAGATCTCAGTAAACCACCAGTTCCGTTAGTTGAAGAAATTGTTAATACTGGTTCCTTAGAGAAATTCATTCCTCCATCAACAACTTTAACTTCAGTTATAGTTCCAGATCTAACGGTAGCTTCTATTGTAGCTTTATCAGATGCACCATCAACTAAAATTGTAATTACATTATCATAATTTTGACCAGAGTTTACAATTTCTACATCATATATTTCAAAATTATTAATAATTTTTGCTGTAGCTGGTAAATTTAAATAATAATTTACATTGTTATTAGATGTAAACGATGTTCCAATTGAATCATAGTAGATTCTTTTTATTTTACCAATACTATTAGAATTTGTTTGTATTATTGCAGTTCCATCGCCAGCATCAGTATCAACTGTTCCTTTTTTAATCAAACCAACAATTTGTGGCAATTTTCTGTAATTATTACCAGTATTGGTGATTGTTATTTCTTCAATTGGACCAACAGCACCATATGATTGAGCATCATAACTTAAAAATCTTTGCTCAAACGAATATGTACTTTCTTGGAATAGAACAGTGAATTGCTTTAACGATGGATTAACATCAATTATTTGATGGGATCCTTGATAGTCTCTAACTTTATCAATTTGGTAAATCCACTCATCAGTACTACCAGCAGATGTAACATGTAGATACACTCTATTTGGTAGCGTAGACATATCAAATCTTACAGTATCCGTTGGTGAAGGAACTAATGTAAAATATTCATTTACTGATTCGATATCATATGTGACTTTAACTTCACTACTTCCTGGTAATTGTAATTCATATTTAAAGTTAGAGTTCAGTGAAACTGCATATATTAGTTTATCCTTTAGTTTATCTATAGACTGACCTTCTTTGATCGAAACTTCTACATTATCTAACTTAACTACATTAGAACTAATTGGTTGAGAAGTACTGTTTTCTAAAAGAAAAATCGGAGAATCTGAAAAATCATAACCAGTAGTGTTATATTTAAATTCAATTAAATCTCCAATGGCTAACTCATTAGCAACTTTAGTTTGGAATGTAACAGTTTTATAATCTGGTGTTTTTAAAAAAGAATTTAATAATTCCTTACCACCAATTTTAGAAACAAAACCAGAGAAACCAGAACCAAAAGTTTTTGAGTTATCAATTTTTAATCTATCACCTACATTATATCCAGATCCTTTATTTTCTAAAATAACTGCATCAACTGCACCGCCGGAAACTGTTAAAGTTCCTGCAACTGATCTAATTTTATCAGTATCTTCTTTAGGATACTCATCATTATGATCTAATCCGTTGAACCAGTTTGCACCAGCTGGAATACTTCCGAAATACTTAGCATCTCCATTTGAAACAACCTTAAGAAGATCTTTTTCAAATGCTCTATTAAATGACTTTGGAATTTTATCATTAGTTCTACATCTATTATTCATGTAATCATCATATTCAGATGCAAATGTATCTCCAACAAAATAAGGGAATCCACCAAAGTCGATACCACTATCTGTTATGATTGCATTAGTTGCTGCATCATGTGATTTTTTAGTTGCAGCATAGATATATCTTCCACTTGGAAATTCTGGGGTTACTGCGAATTTACCATTATGAATATCTAATGAGTTATCATCACCCTCTACAAACTGATAATCTTCAATAAAACTTCCAATTGGATAATCTGCAGTGGATGGTCCACCAACTCGACTAAAGTAATATAATGTACCACCTATAGTTTTAGATGTTTCAGTAACATCATTAGTAGGTGTAGTTGTATATTTTAACTTATATTGTGATACTGCTTCTTCTAAAGGATTATTGACCGCATCAAAAGCTATATTTCTTTTTTGTAAAAGTTTTCCACCGTGATACGTTGGAATACCATCATATGAAACAAGATATGGTAAAGAGTGTGCAGCTGCTGTTACTTGATCAATAGCAGTTCCAGTAGTTCCAAGTATTTCAGCATCAGTTAAATTTGCAACAGTTTTTCCTGCTGCTGCAGCAATAGCACCCAATAGAACATCTGGAGCAGAATTTCTAATCTGACGTGCTGCTAATTTTTCAGTTGGTTTTAATAAGAAATATTGTTTTTGGTTAATATCAGTTGGAAAATCATTTTTATAATCAATTAACTTAAATGACTTAGTATTATTTGTTGTCGGGATAGAATCTCCAGAATCAAATACATATCCACCATGATTATCAATACGACCAAGTTCACTTAGTTGTCTTACTAAGTTAAATGTCCATTCTTTTAAAGATGATGTTATTGCACCACCAGCACCTACTGGTGTTATTTTAATAGTAGGTGCAGTAGTATAACCAGACCCTTGGTTGACAATAGTAAATTGTTCAATTTCACCAGATGCAGTTATAGATGCAGTTACTACAGCATCTTTTCCATCACCAAGAACTTCTACTACTGGTTCTATATCGTAAAACTCACCAGCATTTGACAACACTACTGAATTAAGTTTTCCATTTGCAAGGAAAGCAGTCGCTGAAGCATTTCTACCACTAACAACTTCAACTGTTGGTGTTTTTTCCCATATATTAGTTATTGATGCATATAAACCATCAGTATCATTTACTAGAATTGTATTATAGTTTTTATTATCAAAGTTATGATATGAAATGAGTGGTCCACTCATTTCAACAAATTTTACACCATTCTTACTAAAAGGAATTTCAAAATCTGATTTTCCACCATTACTAATTATAATTTTGGGAAGATTTACATATCCTTTACCAGAAGATCTAATTATAATATTATCAATATTTCCGTCTGTATAACTTACTTCTAATACAGCGTCTTCAGATCCAGTATATGGATTCTTAAACTCACCTTCAAATCTAAATGATACATTAGATTGAACTACAGGTACACCTGGAACAGTAGCTGTTTCTGGTGTAATGTAATTTGGATTTAATGATACTTTAGCGTTATTTAATAAAGCATTTGATTTAGTTTTATGTAAAGTGAATCTATTGGAATCCAATACTCTAACAAAATATTCCGTATTGGCAATTAGTGATTGAAAATAATTATCATCACTTATATACTTTACTTTATCTCCAGTATTAAAGCCATGGGAAGATCCAGTTATAATATTATTGGTAACATCAATTCCCGAATAGGTATTACCAGTAGCTGAAACATTTACAAATTTAACTACATTTTGTGGATTTTGGTTAACAACTGTTATAGATGGTTTTGAAGTAAAACCAGACAATTCTGATGAATATTGAGCAAATAAGTTTGCAAAATTAATTTTAGTTATACCAGCCGAAATTTTGGTTAGATTATTTGAGTTATCTACATTTAAAGTAGTAGATCCTTCTGTTATAGCTAATTTTGGATTTTTTGATGTGTTAATTGAAGTTGCTATACCACCAGTCTCTGTGTATGTAACTCCATAATTACCACTAAGTGATATAGAGAATCTATCAAGATATCCATACTGTACAGTATTACCTTTATATGAATTTACTTGAATTGCGTCTACCTGAAGACCAACTAATTTTTTATTAGTCCTAAACTGAGAAACACCTTGAGTACTATAAAGAATAGCAGATTTTGCCCATCTAGTAACTGCTTTTTGATTTGTAAAAGAAACTTTCTTTAAATCATTAGCAGGAATACTTTGTCCTGAAGATGGATACGAAATAATATCACTCCACCATGGAGGAACACATGAAGTTGCAATATACACATAGTCAGTGTAATCGTAATGACTGTTAAATCCAGTTAAAGAACCAAAAGAAGGTATTCTAGAATCAGTAACTGTATTTCTATCTCTATTATAGTTTGAACTTAAAAGTAAAGACAGTCTATCAGATCTATCTGCTGCTAATTCATTATCTAATTTAAAATTATATACATCAATATTAGGACTATCAAAATTAGCAAATTCGTATTTTGTTAAACTGTTTAAGGAACCACTCTGTTCAACTATTACTTCCCCAGGCAATCCAAAAATTCTAAATCTTGGATTTGGAGTAGATGTTGAATTTTGTTCGATATAGAATGAATGATCATATCTATTGGTATCATAATATCTCCATTTAATCTTACCATCAGTTATTATTCCAACTGTATGTGTTGGTGGTATTGAACCAGATATACCAGAAGTTTCTGCAATATAAAGATTGTTGTTATAGAATCTATAATCACCAATGGAAACTCTAACATTAGTTGTCCATTTATTTTTCTCTACTGTACTACCAGGATTTTCTGGATCATCTTCCTGTCTTTCAACTAATTTATAACGACCAAACGAAATTACAACATCCTTAACATCAACATTAAAATCAGTACCAGTATAAGAACATCCAAAGAACTGTTGTGATGTTCTGGTTTTATAAATTACCTCATTACCCTTAATACTTAAAATGCCATTTGTTACTGGAAATGATGAAGCATCGTCCACAGTAATAATATCAGTATTACTGTTAATAGTAGTACTTTTTACAATTACAGTATCTGGTTGTAGATAAATGTCATTTACATCACTATTAGAACCAATTTCAAATTCAAAAATATCATTAGTCAAGAAAATTTTATTATCTACCTCAATGTCTACTCCCTTTACACCAAATAACTTATCAGAGTCTTGTTTTAATGAAAAAACATCTGGTAAAATATCATTTTCTAAATTATACCCAGTAATTAACTTACAACGAATAATTTTTCTTGTTGATGCTTGTGTATTTGAAGTCTTAAATGTATATTCTCTAGGAAACTCAATTTGTTGATCTTCACTAAGAATTTCTACACCCTTTCGTGTTTTGAAATTTATATGTGGTAATGTAGATATAAAAGCTCTTGGTTGTTCACCAGAAGTTGAGAATATTTCCTGTCCCTGTCTAAAATTACCAATTACATCATATAATATTACATTGTCAGATTTGGCTTCATAATATTCTACTCTTGCTACACCAGTACCGTCAATATTAGTTACAAGTTGATCTTCTTCAAATTTTGTTGGTCTTACTCGTGCTCTAATTGGACCAAAATAGTTTTCCCCAATATCTTCTACCGAAATATTAGTAATAGTTCCATTACTATCAATATCGGTGACTTTGATGACAGCAGTTGTATTATCTCTAATTTGTGTAGTTTGATTTATAATTCCAGTACCAGTACCAAAAATATCCACTATAGGAGCATTCATTAATGCACCACCGGGAGTTACTTTTCTATTATCATATCCAGATCCACCATTTTTAATAAAAACGCTATCTGGAATCTGGAAAGTTGTTGGATCTGGAATACTGCCGTCTAAATTAGGTATATCTAAAACTGCCCCAGTACCTCTAGGTTTTAATTTTAGGTCAAACCTTCTATCATTGAATAATATACGAAATACTATTCGGTGAGAATTCAAACTACCCTTCGCAGAATAAAATGATTTAATTTTTTTTAAAAACTCACCTATATCTAAAGACTCATCTAAAACCTCTGGAATTTGTATACCAACTTCAGATTTAATTCTGTTAAAAAATTCTTTTGAATAATTATATGCAATATTATATACATTTACTTTTGCTAGATGACTTGCTTTGACAGAGGTCTCTAATGTCACCAATGATTTTGGGATATTACTTAAAACTAAAGCCTTTGTTCCCCTAATACAATTAGTAAATGAGTTGCTCGTTTTATCTTCATAATAAATTATCTCATTATCAATTTTAATATATCCTTTCTCAGGATAACCTTTGGTACTAAAAACTGGGATAGTAGTATCACTATCGCTAATGTTAGATGTCAACTCAACAGATTCTACTAATCTATTAGGTCTAAAATAAGTTATATTATAATAATCAGTTAAATTTGCAGCAATATCAAGAGGACCATACTTGCCCTCTTGCGATTTATAATATTCAGATAGAAAACTTAAAAATAAAGGATTATTTTCCTGTACGTGTTGAGGAAACTGGTTTTCAATTATTGTAGAAATAATTGAATTTTTTTCTTCTAAGTATCTCATGAGCACAGATATGGATTTGTTTCTGGAATGTAGTCTTCAATAGTATTAACATCATTAGGATCGTTAATAATAGGATCTGTTGATGGTATACCAGTTTCATCATCAATAATAGATGGTAGATCGGGAATAGTAACAGTTCCTCCACCCGGGCCGGGAGTGATCAGTGGTGGAGGATTAACAACTACATTCACGTCTCCTGTTGTATCACCTGGATTGATACTTGGTAGAGTAATTGAGTCTGGATCTAAAACAACTGACAAATCGTTAGGATCAGTAATATCCGCATATATTTCAATATCTTCAATAACTAAGTTTGGAACAACATCTGGTCCAACAACTACATCTAGAACATCTGGTACTACTAGAATATTTATGTCTTGTGGTGAACCATCACAACCCCGAATTGTATATGTTAATTCTCCAGTTTCAATATTAATAGTACCAACAACTTTTAAAATATCACCACCTTCAGTAACCAGATAAATGTTTGTATCTATAGAACAATCATCAATAAGTTCTTTAGTCTTTGCTGCTAAAAATACAGGACTTGCAACTCCTTTATGACAAAAATATTCGGATAGTGCATAAAATTCACCATCTATATCTGGTTTTAACTTTGTATAAAACTCAGTAATATAGTTTTGGGATATACTAGGTGTAATTTGTATATTTTGTTTTAGATATACGTTATTTCCAACAAAAGTTATAGAGGGATCTAGTCCTTTAATTCCACACCTTAACGATAGGTCAGAAAAAGCACCGCCAAAACTATTAAAACCAAGTTTTTTAATAAAATCTGCGATATAATCGTTTATTAAAGATTTTAGTTGTGTTTCTCTATTTCTAGTTTTAGAACTATCAAAGATTACCTTTGGTGTAATCACAAAAGTAATTCCTTTAGCATCTTCAATTTTAACGTCAATTGATCCAACTTTATATTTTACAAGTTCCTTTTGAATTCTTGATTTTTCACTTGCACTAACTGCTTCACCGATACTAGGTTTTATAACAATAAAAACTTTTCCAAATTGTGGTGGATTTAGTGTTTCACCCGCTATAACTTTAACTAAATCGGTATTTGGATAAATTTTTGCAATTAAAGACTCATAATCAGCTAAAGTTACAGCTCTTTCTTGAGATGCATAATATCTTGGTGCTCTATATTTAATAGATCGTGAAGATTCAAATTCAGATCCTCCATCAGATCTTGGAGTTGTAGTTGATGTAGACCATGTAATATTATTATATCCTATTGTAACCGGACTACCACCACTTTCTATATTTAATCCTTCTACCCTACCGATAAATTTAAAATTTGAAATATTATTAGCTTCACCACCGTTTGTTATGACATATCTTATTTTTACTACTTCACCGTCTCTAACCTTTCTACCTAGTACATCATCACCAAAAACAATTTCATATTTTTGGTCTTGAACTTCTTCTACAAAGAAAACTGTATCTGAATTAGAAACATCAACAATAGTATCTTTCCTCATATATTCAATTTCTTGAGTATTTGTAGGATCAGAAATTACAGAAACTCTAACAGTTTCAGCATCTATAAAATTATTTGGAATAAAGAATCTTTGATGTTCATTACTTTCATCAACAGTATATGATATTACAAACTCAGTACCTTCAACTACTTCAATATTTTCAAATGAAACACTAGTTCTATCTTTAACCGATAGATCAATATCGTCAGTTAAAATAAAAGTGTAATTTTTGTTATTTGATGCAGCACTTAATGCTGAACCTTTTTTTAATCTTACAACATCATATGAACTAATACCAGAAACATTTACATTCATCTTTACTCTAGATGATGTGTAAGATGATGGTGTATATCCTAATCTCTTAGATATTGAAACAATATTATCACGTAATACAGCAGTATCTAAATTTAACTCATTAGATGCCATATTAACATTGTATGTCGTATACAAAGTGTTATACGACAAAATATCAACCAACATAGAAAGATTAGATCCCTCAAAATCGTAATCTTGAAAATCTGTTTTATTTTTTATGAAATTCTTAATAGAATCTCTTACTTCTTCAAACTCTAGTGATGATACTACTGGTAATTCCATTTAATTAACTTTCTCTGACTAAAATAAAAGATAAGTTTTGGACTTCTGGTGGAAGACCAACGATTAAATATTCAATGCTTATATCAAAAGAGTTTAGCCTATCGTCAGTATCAACATCTATTTGTTGTAAAATTATCCTAGATTCATAAGTTTCTAGAACAACTTCAATCTGTTGAATTAATTCATTAGAAGCAATATTTTTATTAAGTTCAAATAGATATGAAGTACAGTCTGTTCCAAGTTCTGGACTAAAAGGTCTTTCACCAAGTTTAGTCAGAACTAAATTTTTTACAGATTGTTTTATAGACTCTTCATTTTTGAGTACTACAATGTCATTAGTAATAGGGTTCTTAGTAAAGTTAAAACTTAAATCTTTAAAAGACCTAGAAACTTTACCTAAGAACTCACTACTGAGTGATCGTTTATTGGCTGTGGAACCAATCATTATAGCATAAATTTTACCGTTATACTATGTATATCAGTTCTTGGCTATTTTTTTACGAAAATCATCTTCCCGCATAATTGATGTTTTAACACTCTTAAGATATTTGTCTGATTTTGGATTGGTAATTAAAACTACAGTACCAAATTCATCACTCATTATAGACGGGATATAATCTGGATTTGGGGAATTAGCCATAATTTTAGCAATTGTATGTTAACTATTTATTTTTACTTTCGGTTTCTGTTTGCCAAAAGTATTCATCTGTCTGACCTAAACGACCCCATTTTGTGCCATTTTCAACTTGATAGTATTTTGTCGAAACTTTAAAATCTGGGGTCTTAGGAGTTTCGGGTGTAATAGATAGATCGTAAATTCGCATTCTATTGTTTGGGTACAGGGCAAACTGACCGTTTTCAATTAGTATACAATTATGGGATTTGTGTTCTTGTGGGTCTTCACTCACATTGGTATCAATAATATTAACATCGCTATGATAATTATCTAAAGTAAATAGATATTCACCGGATATAGATCCAAAATTACGAGTTCGGAGTTCAATATCCATCGAAGCAATAAATTGTTTTTGAATTGCCACAACTCCATAATCCATACAGTTCCAAAACTGTAGGTTGGGTAGATCTAAGTCTGGTTGAGGGGTCTCTGGGCGGTCCAGGAACGCACTGATTGGTAGCTTATCATATATTGCACCATACTCAGGAAGATAGGTCTCAAAATAGAAAGCACGTCCAGGTATGGATTTTGCCGATACCCAGACACCCTCAACAAATTCGCCAAAACCAGTCTGGTGATCAGTAAGGTATTCTTTCCTTACATACACCTTTTTTGCTGGTAAGTTGACTACTAAACTCATTTACCCTGACCACGATATGCTTTTTTAGCATTATTACGTGATGTAGAAGCATATTTGGTGTTTTTCCCTTGACCCTGACGAGTCATTTTAGGTTTTGCTTCGATAAAAACACCACCAGACAGTCCAACTTTTGATTTAGCCATATTTTTTAGGTAACTTTCAGTATTTTAGACGAAAAAGAGTCAAATGTCAATGTAAAAAATTGGGAGTTCCACCCAATCTTATGTGAAAACATGTATCAAAGTCACCAACAGCGTTTGTTGGAGTTCCATTATTCAAATATCTAAAATTTCCAGGGCCTGTAACAGAAAAATGAGTGGGTTTAGAGTCATGAGGAGACACAATGTCTCCTGTAGTCGCTACTGGGCGTCCTCCAGTAATTATATTGGGACATTTTGTACTAATAATAATACCACCACCGGTATTAGGATCACCGAAATTTGAAATTGGTCTTGCCATATTAGTATTTTAGTGTAAAGACTGAGTGTTGAGCAATACTAAATCCTTTTTCGTAACTAGTTATAACAGGAATTTTAGGACTTGATAACAATGCTGTTAGTAATTCTTCATCTGGTGTTTCATCAGGACACGTACCAAATACAATAACTGTACCAGTACCAACACCATCATATTTATTTGCAGTAAAAACATGACCTACAGATGGATTTTTACCAGCACCAATCTTTTCCCAGTTACTAGATCCTAAAGATGCAATTTTATATCTAACACCTTCTTCTATAGATTCAACTGATACAGTTTCTTCAAATCCAGAAGTTGTACCAAACATACCTCTTTGAATATTCTTAAACTTTGTTTCTGTTTTTGAACCATAGTAAATAATTTCTTCTCCACTGTAAGTATAATATCCACTATTATTACCAGTTTCTAAAGAAACAACTTTTTTAGTATACTTTGGAATAATCAAATATCCAGAAGATAAAAATTCTCCTGTTGATTCTACAGTAATATTAGTATCACCATCTTTTAAATCTTTCGTAAGTTTAACTGATATTGCTTTATCTACATAAGGATTGCCTTTATTTTGAATAGTTTCAGAAATTAGTTCAGAATGTTCCTGTAATCTAAATTCAAGTATTTTGTAAAAGTCTTGTTGGAAATTAACATTTGGTTCCCATATAGTTGCCGGGTATATTACATGAGAAGGTAACGTCAACATATCATTAATATAATTATCATTTCCATCTTTTGGTCTCTCTAGATAAAGTAAATCTCTCATATCTGTTTTAGCGAAAGCATCATCATGATTTCCACCAGGTGGTCTAGCAATGTTAGTGGAAATTGTATAGACATTAGGGAAAGCATCTCTAGTACAATACTGTTCGTTTTCTGAATCTGTTTTACTTCTAAGAGGAATCCATGCAATAGAACATGTTGTTGTTGTTGTATTACCGGATAAAGGAATACCAGTAGTAATAGTAACAGGTGCTGAGACAGCACCAGCACTAGTTGTGATATTACCTACATGACCACCAGAATTATTTACAGTGACACTCATTGAAGTTGTTAGTATTCCGGCGGGACTACTAATACTAATTGGCCAAGTCTGTCCTGCATTACTCGCTGTCCATTTTGGTCTTGACCTAACAATTATCTTTGGTTGATTGATAGTTGTTTGTGGATCTAGATTTAGAATAGGATTTAGATACTTATCATCAGTAATAACCAAGTCGTTACAAAAATATCCTACTCTATCTGTTCGTGGAGGAAGATCTCTAAAACTTGTTTTAGTAAAAACTCTACCCGATTGATCCTCTCCTACAATCTGTGGAGGTAATCTATCAACTTTATTCTTAGGACGTGCTTTTTCTACGATATCAAATCCGTTCTTAAGTCTATTCATCAGAGAATCTGGATTAGAAATAAACTGTTTATAGTACTCTGTCGGTAAAACATCACTAGTAGAAGCTGCTTGTTCCGCACCTTCTAACACTGGATTTATAGTCGGGTTATTTATTCCGCAATAATCAAGAACATCTTGTTCTACAGCAGTAATATTTGCTTGTAAAAAAGTCTGTTCACTGATACCGTCATACATTTCAAAGTATGATGGTTGAATATCGTCTCTACAGATGTCATCAAATACTGCAGATGCTTTCTTTTCACTCAAAACATTCTTGCAATGATCAGAAACTTTGTTAAAAATAATATATCTAGTAGTAAGACTAGGATTTTCTTCATTCATTCTATCTAAAAAACTATCAGGTTTCGCATTACCTAACTCTCTTGCAACTTGTCGATCAATTTTTTTTAGTGTTGCTTGATCAATAGGTGCATATGTAAGTGCAAAATGAACTTGACTTGCAGTATATGCAAAATTATCCGCAGGATCTGTTAAAAGATATACACTTTCCGTTCTTGTATCGTCATCCCAAATAATCGTTCCTAATGTATACTCACCAAATTCATCACTATCCAGTTCTTTTTCGCAACTAGTGTCACTTCCATAGAAAATAGGTTGATATTCAATCTCATGTTTTACTTCACTAAACCATGTTCCAACAATTCCAGACCTGTTTAAGATACCTTTACCTGCTCTTGCTTTAATTGAACATACGGTCTGACCGTTTCTAGTAACAGGATAATCTGTATCTATTGAAAAATCATTAGCACCAGACAGAGTAGCATAACACATTGTATGCATACTTACACGATTACATGCACTATCAATAAATTTTAGGTTCTTTAATTTTTTACTTTTTACAGTGTCAGTAATGTAAATAATATTTTTAGTATAGTCTACACCAGTAATAGTTGTAGTTATAGTCTTAATACCATCTCCTTGAACATCCATTCCCTTATTAATATCTCTAACATCATTAAGTTTTAACCATGATCTAGTTCCTGCATAATCTGCAACATCTAAATTCTGTGATGAACCATCTGGATTAGTTAATGCAAGGAAATCTGCTTGAGTAATTGCACGATCTTCTACACCTTTTTTTGGTTGTTCAACAACCATTCTAAGAAGCGCTACATCTTCAACATAGTTAACAACATTAGTTACTGTTCCACCATTAAGAGTATCACCAATACCAATAACATTAGTCGTACCAGTCTCTCCACCACCTATAGATACAGTCCAGTTACGTGCAAATGTATTACCGTCTTCAGTCTGGAACCATGCTCTGATCTTTCTGGTACCAATTTGCTTTATTCTGGATACGTATAATCTACTACGAGATAAACCAGATGCTGTTGTTTTTTCATTAAAATGAATTCGTATATCTCCGGTATTAACAATATCTTTAGGAAAAGTTATCTCATAATGTTTTCTATTCTTTGAATCATTAGATCCACCTGGATCCTGCATGTTTTTTGCAACAACATCAATATTACCAGATACATTAAAATTATTATCTATATTATTATTGTCATCAAAATCATGAGTTACGACAGAGGTAAATTTAGATGTATCTTGTAAGTAATTAAAGAAGATTGCGTTTGAATGACTATCTCCATAATAAACGATTGGATCACCAAGTTTGCTACGAAGATCTTGATCCTTATTTTGCAACTTACCTGTAGTTGGATCAAATGTTAATGTATTATAATTCCAAACCTTATCACCCTTTGTACTACCAGCTTCTGGATTTGGTTGATATATTTTTGTTTCTACATCTGCTAATGTAAAATTAACATTATAATATTGTGCTTGAGGATGTAACGTATAACTTGTAGATGATGTACTACAAGATGTTCCATCACCTGCTCCAGGTGTACTTTCTGCAGTACTAGTAGTCGTAGTAGTTACAGTAGTTAACTCAATAAAACCTCCAATCTTTCGAGATCTTAATGTATGATTTGTCGGCCAACTAAAGAGATGTTGAAAATATTCTTCATCATGTGAAGATAGAAGAGCTGTTGAGTCTTCTTCTTTACGAATGAGATTCTGTGGACCAGTTGAACTTCTTCTTTCTTGTGTAGGTTGATCATAAACATATTGACGTGCTGTTACATCACTATCATTAACAGGAAATCCTTCTTGATCAACTAATCCATTCTCTGCAAGTCCTTCAAGTAAATCATATCTATGATATAGTTTCTCTCGGTCAGCGAAGGTCGCTCCCTCCATGTCATTACCATAAGAGTCTGTGCCAGGAAAGGAACTACCACTCTGACCAACTTCATGTATGGAATGTTTTACAATACTATTAATCTCTGATGTCCCGCCACCAACAGGAGCAGGGGCTGTACAACTATCATCAGTACCGCTTGCACTTGATGAACCCTCTTGGGCTGTATTACTAATTATATCTGTATCAAAATTATGTCGGGGTCGAGAATTCTTAATACGGACTCTTTGTTTCTTTGCCATCTCTTATAGAAAATCGAGCTTATTCACCTACCTTATGTAGGCGCAGGCCTGGAAGGTTATCATAGTCCCAGAACTGCCATTCTAGTGTATCTCCCTCTCTCCAATCTAATTCTTCCAAAATATCCTGGGGAATTTTTACAACATACTCTTCCGAGTTTTCGTCGAATTCTACCTCTGTGGTAGTTATATTATATGACATGTGTCTGTACTAATACTGTCTCAGTATATATCATTCGACCCAGTTCGGAGGATTGTATTTGAGAAACTCCCAAAATGTCATCTTCATCTCCTTCTCTGTCATTCCACAATGTTTTGCAGCTGCTGGTAAATTCATTGTTGCATAAAATAATCCTTCATGCGCTTCTCTCACATTCTCTGGTGTAGTCTTAGTCATACTGTCGTCATACGTAGTCGATAATCCTCTAACCGCTTTACCAGTTCTGTGCGTTCTTTTGTGGTTCTTGGTGTCTCTTGCAGAATACTTAATAGTTCGTCGAGTTCCTTCAAGGTTAAATTCATGTTTTTTTCTGGGAGAATTTTTTTATATATGAGGGATACTTAGAGGTCGAATCCGGTCCGTTATAGATTAGGGTAGTTAGGGGTTTTCGCCCCCATACCATAGGGCAGGTGCCCCGTTAGCACCTCACATGGCCTTAGAGCACTTGTTGCCTGATTTGACTGAAGCAGCACCAGGGACACTGCCGTGCTGGAACGAACCCTTAGGAGCAGCGTTTGCCCAAGCACGTTTACCGCTGAGTGACTTGACGCCGCGACGTGAGGGGCGGAGCACTGTGACCTTGACGGTCTTGCCTTCTGCCTGTAGGGCGGTGGCAATGTCGAGCAGGTTCTGAGTGGCGGATGTCATTTGAGTTTGTTTTGTATGTGGCTATTGTACAGGGTAAGCGGTTAGCTGTCAAGCATCTCACCACTTGTCGATCGTGAGCAGATCAAGTTCCTGTTCTGACAGCGTAGCAACGTCAACTGACTCGTCAGCATAGACACGAACCCAGCGGATCGGATCGCCTGATGTCAAGCGCCAGATCATCATGTCGCCATCCTCTCCCCCTAGTCTCCACTGCCGGCAGATCTCGTAAGCGTGTGAGATGTTGATGGCGTAGTCAGCACCTGCCTCATCGAAGCATCCCCAGGCGTTAGGTTGGACAGCGTAGGTTGGCAGAGTCATGTGGGTTTGTTTGGTATGTGGCTATTGTAGACCATAGCCCCCTCCTCTGAGAGGGCCGTTGTGACAGTTCAGAAATCGATCTCGTCAGAGCGACCATAAGCAGCAAGTCCTGTAGTCTGGTCTGGCATAGCACCTAGTTGCTGATTCAGCAGCATCTGATCCAATCGTGCCAGCATTTCGCTGGTTTTACCGGCGTCGCGAAGCAGAGCGATGAGTTGTTCTTTGTTCATGGTGTTGTGTGAGTGAGCGGGTGAGCAGGTAGGGGTCAGAGGAAAGCAGGGTCGATGATGTCATCCTCAGCGGGTGCTGTGGGTTCGTCATCCCAGCGGGGTTCCTCCTGCAGGAACACATCGGCGCAGTCTAGGTAAGCGATCTCGTTGATTTCGTCGTTCAT